TTGACTTTTAGCAAGAAGGACTTGTATGACTTTGATCCAAAAAGCCCAAGTCGTTCATTTGCTACACCTCGTTCTTGGTCATTTGTCTCCGAGCTTATTGAAGACGAAGACGATGATGAGAACACCACTACCGATTTGGTAAGTGGTTCTGTCGGCGAAGGACTTGCCGTTAAGTTTATGGCGCATCGTAAGGTTGCTTCAAAACTTCCTGACCCTACTGACATACTTGAAGGTAAGGTTAAGGAGTGTGAAACTAAAGAAATCAGTGCCATGTATTCCTTGACTGTTTCACTTTGCTATGAACTTAAAGACGCCTGCGATAAAAACGATAAGAAGTTTGATTCGAAAGTTAATAACTTCTTAAGGTTTGCAATGGATAACTTTGATACTGAACTTGTAGTTATGGGTATCAAACTTGCTCTTACACAATACTCACTTCCAATCGATCCAGATGAAGTAGAGTGTTTTGATGAGTTCCATGAGCGTTTTGGTAAGTATATTCAAGCCGCACAGAGTGCCTAATAGGCACGGTAGTATTGGGCAAGGCATGCATAAGACCTTGCCCAATATTTTACCAAAACTGTTGACATATGATATTAAATATAGTATACTGTAAGAACAATAAGGCACTGAAGGAGTACACAATATGGGCATAGATACAAAAGGTTTTCAACCAAATCCAGACATTACACCAGAAGAACTTGCGGCAATGCGAGTAGATGTAGCTGATAGAATTATTGTTGCTCGTGTTGGTTTACTGCTTAGACATCCATTCTTTGGTAATATGGCTACTAGACTTATTGTTAAAAACTGTGATGACTGGTGTCCTACTGCCGCAACAGACGGAAGACATTTATTTTATAATACACAATTCTTTAATGCTATGAGCAATAAGGAAATAGAATTTGTAATCGCACACGAGATTTTACATTGTGTTTTTGATCATATTACACGTAGAGAAGATCGTATTCCAATATTACACAACATCGCATGTGATTACATCGTAAACAATACACTGGTACGTGATCGTATTGGTGAGATGGTTAAGATTGTTAAATGTTATCAAGACTTCAAATACGACGGTTGGATGTCAGAGGCTGTATACGATGACCTATTTGATCAAGCCGAAAAGAATGGACAAGAGTATTTAGAAGCACTTGGTGAATTGCTTGATGAACATGTGGATTGGGAACAAGCACCAGAAGGTGAAACTAAAGGATCTAAAGGTGCTAAAGGCAAAAAAGAAGGAAAAGGTGAAGGTCGTCCTACATACACTAAAGAAGAACTTAAAAAAATTAGAGATGAGATCAAAGAAAATATGATAAGTTCTGCACAGGCGGCTGGTGCTGGTAACACACCTAAAGAAGTGCAACGTATTATTAAAGAATTAACCGAACCTAAAATGAACTGGCGTGAACTGTTACGTCAACAAATACAATCTACAATTAGAAACGATTATACATTTAGTCGTCCTTCACGTAAAGGTTGGCATACTGGTGCAGTTCTTCCAGGTATGAACTTTATGGATACTATTGATGTGTCTATAGGAATTGATATGAGTGGTAGTATTGGCGATAGTCAAGCAAAAGTATTCCTGTCAGAAATAAAAGGTATTATGGACGAATACAAAGACTATAATATTAAGTTATGGTGTTTTGATACTGCCGTATACAACGAAGCAGACTTTACTGGTGACGGTGGCGAGAATCTTTTAGATTATGATGTACAAGGCGGCGGCGGTACTGACTTTGATTGTAATTGGGAGTATATGAAAGAAAATAACATTACTCCTAAAAAGTTTATTATGTTTACAGATGGTTATCCATTTGGTAGTTGGGGTGACGAAGACTACTGTGAAACAGTATTCATTATACATGGTCATCACGATAAGAATACTAAAGCACCATTTGGTGTAACTGCTCACTATGAGGAGGCACGTTGATCGTTAAAGATAGAGTTTCAGCTCAAGACTTTTTTGAAATAAGAAGGCTATCTTATGAGCCTTCACATCTCGCTACAATTGATCTATCACATACCTACAATATGGAGACTGCTATCTCTAAATGGATAGATACAAATCTAAAAAAGAGATACTTTTTAAAGAAAGTAATAGGACTAACCAAAGAAAACAAGATAGAAACCGTACTTAGAGCTGGGTTTGAAGACCCAAAAGAACTTTCATATTTCGTTTTGGCGTGTCCACTTTTGAAGTACAAATAAATATTAAGTGCATATATAATACATACAAGGAGTAAAGAATATGTCAGAAGAAACTAAAACAGCAGGAGCTCAAGCGGCGCCGACAGCGGCACCGGCAGGTCAAACACCAAACGCAGGTGTATCAACTGCACCGGTTGAACTTACTGTACAAGATCTTGGAGTACTAAGATCTATTATTGATGTTGCATCGCAAAGAGGCGCATTCAAGGCCAACGAAATGGAAGCAGTTGGTAAAACATTTAACAAACTAGATGCTTTCTTGCAAACAGTTCAGAAGGCAGAAGAAGATGCCAAAAAAGAAGGAACTCCAGCAGAAGCACCTAAAGGAGACAAGTAATGGCCGAAATTAAACACGTAGGCAGACTTAAGAAAAATAACCGTAAGGTTGTAGTAGCATACAGAGTAATTCCAGGAGAAAATCCTCCTGCAAATTCTTTAGTAATTGATACTGCTACATTATCTGATGCCGATCATGATACTTTAATTAAAACTGTTGAAGGTAACTCAGCACAGACAGCATTTGAATTTGCTGAAGTTATGGCAAGAACACAACTTAGTGATGGTGCTAATATGTTAGCAAGATTTCATTCTACAGGCAAATTGCAATCAATGCCAATGTCTGAAGTTGAAATGACTCCTAACACTGCAACTACAATCGGTTTAGATGAACTTAATAAAATTATCGCCGAGCAAAAAGGTGTTACTATTGCTGACTTAGCAATGAAGGATCCTAACGAATTACCTGCAGGTACAACAATGACCGAAGCTGGTAGTGTTAGCGAAATGCCAAAGACTACAAATCCAAACGTAGTTGCTGAAGCAAAGGCCGCTAATTTACAAGCACCAACAGATGGTGTGCTAACTGATGCAGACTTAGCCGCAAAATATCGTAGCGATGCTGACAGGTTGTACAAAGAAGCAAAGGCACTTAGAGCACAGGCAGAAGAGCTTGTTCCGACTGTAAAGAAGAAAACCAGTGCCAAAGCCACTACCTGATGATGTAATTAGACACTGGCCTGAAGTTTTTAAAGATATAGATATACAGACTATACCTATAAATTATCTTCATTCGATACGTATCGAGTTTAAAAAAGGTAAAATATGGGAAATAGATTGTAATGCTAAACGTAGCACAGGTGCTAATTTAGACGATACTATCGCCGATTTATTTAACGAATACGGCGATGATATTATACATGTAGACTTTAGGCTTAATACAACAAAAGTAAAACGCGATGTTCAAAAGCAAACTAGAGCTTTTTTGAAGAATCCTACTAAAAAGAAAAAGTAAGGATATCGTTGTTTTGATATAAATACATGTAACAATGAATTAGGAGCATTACATGGGTACTTTACGAATCAAACGAGGCACTAAAACAGCATTACAAACCAGTCCAGGTTATGTACCAGCTGAAGGTGAGCTTGTTTACACAACAGACAGCAAAGAAGTATTTGTAGGAGATGGCGCTACGACAGGCGGAACTCCAGTATCTGTATCAACACAGAATTTAGAAGATTTAGGCAACGTACAAGCGTTAGCCGCACAGAACGATCAGATCCTAGTATACAATGGATCAAACTGGGCCGCAACAGATAACCCAGCAGTAGACGTAAGAGGTAACATTTATGCAGACGATTCAACGCTCCTAGTTGACGCAATCAATGGCAAAATTGTAGGCCCTGTAGAAACAAGCTCAGTAACAGCAACTAACCTAGTTGGTAACTTAACAGGTGATGTAGTTGGTTCAGTAACAGGTAACGTAGTAGGAAATACTACAGGAACACACTTTGGTAATGTAACTGGTAACTTACTTGGCGATATGCTAGGTAGTGTATTTTCAGATGATTCAAGTGTGATGATTGATTCAGTAGGCAAAAGAGTACTTGCTAATATTGAATCTCCATCTATAGTTGCTGACGCTATTACGACTACAAAAGAAATTAAAGTAACAGCGGCAAGCGATAACTCAGGATTGGTTCTTATTGGTATAGCAGGAGGAGCATCAACAGGACCTAAAATTATTGTTAAGTCTTCCAATGGTACAGCGGCGGCTCCAACAGCAAGTGTTGGTAGCACAACAGGTGACGGACTTATGGACTTGCACGGTATGGGCCATGATGGCTCAGATTATAAACTTGCAGGTATGATAAGAGTTGCAGTTGATCTAGATGCTACAGTGGCATCAAACGTAGTTCCAGGAAGAATTAATTTAATTACAGCAAACAGTTCAGGTAATTTAAATAACTTAATGACATTTAATAGTTCAGGTAACTTAGGTATTGGATTACCTAGACCACTTGAAAAATTACATGTAAATGGTAATGCAAGAGCAACTGGATTTATTCAGTTTGGTTCTTTAACTACTACTGAACGTGATGCACTTACAGCCGCAAATGGTATGGTTATCTACAATACTTCAGATAACAAATTCCAAGGTTATGAAAACGGCGGTTGGGTTAACTTAATTTAAACTTAGTAATCATTATTTCATCAAGTGTAGTACAAACTTCTTTACCACAGATAGTCCATTCTTCATTAAAAAGTTTTAAATCTTTTTCAAATATATTTCCCACAATACCTGTATTTGCACATGTTCCGTACTGAACGTCTCCGTTTGCTTGAATTAGAATTTTCTTATTTGTAATACCACATTTCCAACCAAAGAACTTATTAGTTCTTTTTTGTAAAAAATCAATAGCATTAGTTTGTATTGTATCGTCTACTGTAAAGTTTAGGTATGCGGGTTTTTCTTGATCAAGTGTTTCTATAAATTCTAGTTCTTCTTTAGTATAATAATTTAAATCACCATTATCTAATCTCTGATGATAACCTTTTAAATCTCTACTGGACTCAAATGTTTGATTAGTAACTTTTGTTTTTTTATTGTACAACGGATTAACAGGAATTTTATATATAGGTGTATCTTTTAGTTTCTTTTCAAGTTCAAATATCTTATCAAACAACCTCTGTGCTAACATTGCCCTTACTTCAACATTACCGTTATTGTCTTTAATCATGTTAACAAAGTTAACTATTTTATCTATATCAGCACTTTCAGGATGGAAACTTATTTTAATATTAATGTTCTGGAAAGACTCTTTACTGTAATCGTATACACGTAACGGTAAACTGCCGTTTGTAAATATACCAACACGCATTCCGTTTTCGCCCATATAGTTAAACCATTTATGTACATCTTTTATTAAAAACGGTTCTCCGCCTGTTATATAAACTAATACAGATTTGTCAGCAGGAACAGCATCTCTAATTTTTTTCGATGCTTTAATTAAATCATTTACATCTGGTAACTTTGCTTTATTAATTGCTAGATGGTTACTAGGTTCACAGTAACTACAATCATAATTACACATGTCAGTAGGGCGCCAATGTACGATATAATCTTCGTACCAATCAGATTTTTCTATTTTCGATATAGGCATTATACAAATCTTTTCTATTTATTTTACCTTGACCTTTTCTTTTAATAGTATCAACAGTAAATATTTTAGGTATCTTATACCGTACTAGCTTTTGTTTTAACATTTCTATATCAACTTTGCCTACTACTTCAGCATATACATTATCGTAACCAAATACAATAGCATCTTGAGCACCGCACTCTAACAATGCTTTTTCAACTTCATACGGCATAATTTTCCAGCCGCCTTTAATTATAATTTCTTTTTTTCTTCCTGTAATGAATAAAAATCCATCTTCATCTATATGCCCTAAATCACCTGTAGCAAATCCGTTTACAATTATTTCTTTGTCATCTCCAAAAGTAACATTCATACCTTCTAACAAATAACCAACACTATTATATTTTTGTGGATAATGCATAATGCTAATTGTACCTAATTCATTTACACCATAACTATCTGTTGTTAAGCAATTAAAAAACTGTTGAGCTTTTATTTTTAGATCCTTATACATTGGAGCACCTACAGTTCTAATGTGTCTTAGTGTCATATTATCGTAAGGAACACTAGGATCCATCATTCCCCTTAACACATTAGGACTACCTATAACAAATGTAGGCCGTACTTTAGGCCAATACTTCCAAGGATCTTTTAGTACATGATATGTTGCTCCATATTTATAACAGGCACAGAACGTTTGAAATCCTATACATACCCAATAAGGAATAAAGTTTACAGTACTATCTTTATCTGTAAGATTTGCATGTAGTTGAATATTATTATCTAAACCATCAATATCGTATTGTTGTCTTGTAATCGGAACAATACGAGGTTTATCAGTACTACCACTAGAACATATACCTGCTACTTCATCTTCTTTGCACTGATTAAATCTTGGTGCTGGTATACTATCGCTCCATATATCTATATCGTAAAAATCTAATTCAAAAGTTTTAGAATCTTTATCTACTATTACAGGACTGCATACTTGCATAGCACCAAATATTTTAAAAATATTATTCCAGTCGCTGTAAATGCCGATACGACAAGTTCTGTCGTATCCTGCGTTTTTTAATTCTTCTGCGTATACGTTTGAAATTTTATCAAACTCTTCTTTTGTATACGACTTTCCGTCTTCAAACTTTAGTACGATACTCACGTATTTCCTCTTCAATCATATTTAGATATTGTAATCTATATTTATTATGCGATCTCAATGTTGTAGGTTCTATCGTGTAACCATAACGTTCACTTAAATATTTATGATTAGGTTTGAGTTGATCAAACTCTTGTTGATTCATCACTTCTCCTTTGTTACCATATCTAACCATATGAAATGATCTATCAATATCGCTTACCATAAATGCATGATGTACTCCAGGTAATTCATAATGTTTCAAAGGTGGATGTTTTAACATGTCTCTAAAAATTTTATACTTATTTTGTCCATTATCTTCTGTACCAGATATTACCACTGCATTGCTGTAATCTACATCAAGCATAGATTCTGAAATAGCAATACAGCCAGGATAAAATAGATAATTTTTCAAAAACTTTTTGTGATGAACAATACCTAAGAATGCACCTAAACTAAATCCTATATGTATAAGATCACCTTGAGGAAAGTTAACATTGAACATTTCACTAAATGTGCAATCATGTTCATCTTGCCACTGACCATCACTCCACCATAGGTTTGTGATTCCGTGTGGAGTAAAGTAATCGATTAGATGTACTTCGTAACCTTTACTTTCAAAGAAATCTCGAGCGAAGGTTTCAGCAGAGCTGATCCCCCCGCTACCATGCGATATTACTATTTTCATTTTAGTGCCAGCTCAATCTTGAATACACTTTTTAAACCAAGTGCTTCTATATTAAACCAAACTAAATCCTCCAACGCTTCAGGTGTAACAAAAGTCATTAATGTATCTCTATGGGCATTGCCTTCTTCGCCAATTAGCCATTCATACTTTCCAACTTTCTTTTCGATAATAGCACGACTTTCTGCATTGTTAGACATTTCCGTTAATGCATCTTGTAATTTTTTTGCATTAGGATTGCCTTGGTTTACCCACAATGCTTTTTGCATTCCGTCTCTAAAACTTTTTACAAGTTTGTAAGCATCATACATTTCACCTACAGGATATGCTCCCCACTTTTGCTTGTATAGTTCTTCAAACTGAAAGCCTGGATAGTTAGGATCGTCTTTATGTGATCCGTCTGCTTGTAGGATACCATGATGGAACCAAATTTCTGCATTTGAGTCTGGCTCAACATGCTTTTTGTATGCCGCAGGATTTTCTCTTGTACCGGTTAGCTCACCTCGTTTAAAAGCAAGACGTCTTTCACTTCCGCCCATACCTTTAATCCATTTTACTTTTTTCTTAAAACATGTTGCGTAATATGCAACACCATAATGGCTTGGACCACAAATTAACATTGCCATTGCATACGCTTCTGGTGTTTGACCACTACCCGCCGCAAAGCTAGGAGTTGTCATATCTTCACCGACACGTTTACCTGCAATAATGTTAAGATTCATAAGTCCGATACTTTCGTACTGACGGTAATCATAGTCAACTTCTTCTTGTAAAAAAGCAACACCGTTACCACCATGTGATACCATAATTACTTTATCGTCATCACGCATTTCGTTGTGCCATTTGTTAAATCCTGGAATATCTCTCGCTCCGGGAATATGTTTGATATTGATATTTTCACCAAGATACTTTTCAAGTTCTTTAGCAACAATCTCTGCCCAAACACTTGTACCACCACCCGGCTTTTGCGGTACAACCATTGTATAATCTGCATATGCTACCGAAGTAAACATTGCAAATACTAGTCCTAATAATAATTTACGCATAGTTTATTTTCCTTTTTGATGTTAATCCCCATATTAGTGTTACACCTATTGCAACACATAAACCGAGGAATATTGGTTTGTCTAACAGTTTTTCAACTGTATAAAGTCCTGTCATTTGTACTGTAAGTGCTTCTATTCTATCAGATAGAATAAATGCAAATAGCAGGGCAGGTCTGCTAAATTTGTATCGCTTGGCAAGTAGTCCTACTATACTACATACCAAAAGCATGAAATAATCTTCCCAACCTCCAGTGTATTGAACACATGCAAGTACTATAAATCCTAACAATAATGGGAAGTAATATTTGTAAGGTATTTGTGCTATTCGTGCTATAATTGGTGTCGTAAACAAGCATATAGCGCCTACAAGCACGGTTGCGAGCATAAACCCGTATAACATACTATCGAAGAATTTGGCATCATTTGCAAGCTCTAAGGTACCTAATTCAAAGTCCAAATATGCAAATAGTCCAATTACAATGGCCGCAAAACTTGCTCCTGGTATTCCAAATAATACTGTAGGAATCATAGAGGTTGCCTTTTGTGCATTGTTGGCTCCTTCAGGTCCTATTACTCCTTTGATATTACCATTACCAAATTTATCTTTAGGGTGGCTTGCAACTGTAGAACTATAAGCCATCCAGTCTGCAACTGCACCTCCTAGTCCTGGTAGTAATCCTATAAAGGCTCCAATGAATCCGCCTCGCATAGCGTCCCACTTATTATGCCAAACAGCTAATATACCTTCTTTGGTTTGTTTGCCATTTGCAAGTGCTACCATGCTTGTGTTTGTTCTTTGCTTTAGGCCATCAAGTAGTTCTGGTATTGCAAATAGTCCAGCAACCAAAGGCATAAGTTGTACGCCGTCTCCCAGATACTCCCAGCCACCTGTCCATCTATCTGCATTGGTGCTAGGATCAACTCCAATTAATCCTACAAACAATCCTATACATAGTGCTAACAAACTTCTAAACCAAAATTTGTTTGTAACAAATGTAACACAAACTAATGCTAACATTGTGAATGCCCATAGTTCAGGAACACCAAAAATCATTATTAGTTGTGTGTAATATGGTAGCAAAAAGAAAGTTAACGATCCCCATAACAAACCGTTAAGTGTGCTTGTTGTAACTGCTGAACTGATTGCATAAGTTGCTTTACCTTGTAATGCTAATGGAAATCCATCTATCATTGTTGCCGCGGCAGAGTTTGCACCTGGTATGCCTAATAGCACACCTGTGTAAGTATCACCTGTTGTACTTGCGGCTACAACTGCCATAACAAATATTACTGCTAGGTAAGGGTCTGGAAACAATGTAATAAATGAAAATACAAATATTAAACCTGTAGTTGCACCTGCTCCAGGCAGGATGCCAATTATTAGTCCATATAATGTTCCTGCAAGTAATGCCAATACTGAAGCCATGCTTTTTTCCTTCTATATAATTAATTATATAAGGAACAAACTTTTTTGAAGAATAGTGGAATTTTTTTAATAGAAAGTGAAAAAAATTATGAATACACGAATTTTTTCGTTAGTTATGCAAAATTTAGAACAAGCGTTTAGCTTGCCTAAATACGGTGACTTGCAATTAGATAAGCATAGTATTATTGACGATATGCCATTTACACCTGCACGTAAAGAAAAGTTCTGTCAAAGTTTAATGCATGAATTAGATATTGAACAATTAGATTTGACTGGTACAGTAGAACAATTTGTACAATCATTAGATACATTTTATATGAAAAGGTTCTTTGGAGAAATATGGAAGCCTAATACAGATGAACATACCTACAGTGGTTGGAGTATTGTTGATAGAATAAATGAGCGTGATCCAAAGAATGTTTTAGACTTTGGTTGTGGTTATAATCAATTTAAACCACGTATTAAGAATCTTACAGGAATAGATCCTTTCAACGAAAATGCAGATTATATGGTAGATATATTAGACTTTAATGTAGATGAAAAGTATGACCATATGATTGTGTTTGGTAGTTTGAACTTTGGTGACGAAGCTGATATTCGTACTCGTTTTACAAAGTTACATTCTTTACTAGACGTAGGTGGAAGAATGTATTTTAGAGTCAATCCAGGGATACTTTGGCCTAAAGGACCTTACGTAGATATATTTCCGTGGAGTTTCGAATTTGCATATGCACTTGCAAAAGAATATAACTGTAAGTTAGAGCAATACAAAAAAGATAGAAAACGTTTCTATTTTGAAATATTAAAGATGTGATCTGTTTTCAAACAGTACTTTACATTTATCATAGTTTTCTTTATTAATTATAAGTTGCAATTTATTGCATACTTCTTCATATACATCATACTTTAAGATATCATTTATTTCTGTAATAACAACATCATCTTCAGTTGAGTGTGTTTTATAATTTTCAATTTGTATTTCAAACTCATTAGCAAGTACTTGCTTCATAGTAATACCTTGTTCTTTAGCTCTATCTTCATATAAATCTTTGTACAAATATTCTTTGTTTTTAGGATCAACAAAATAATAATAACTTGATCGCATCCATCTTTCAATTAATAATTCGATATCATCTGGTATTACAACAATATACTGTGCAGGATCAAAAAACTTTTTAGTTTCATCTAAGTCATCATGCAGTGTGTATATAAAGTGATTGGGATATAATTTTTTCTTCCATGCTTGTATATCTGCAGGAGTAGTTGTTATTCCTCTTGATCGTGCAAAACTTAATACTGGAGGTATAGTAAATTCGGGATCTAGTCCTTTAGGCTTTGCTCCTTTAAATCTTTTGTTGAAGTGCATTTTACTAAAATCTTTATCTTTGCCCATATAAGGTAACCAAGGATGATCATTATTTTGTTCATGATCGTACCAGGCAACATTTTCGCAACATGCTATCATACGTCCTAGCATGTGACCTCCACTTCCTTGTGGAAAATTTAATGTTATACAATTACTTTCTACCATAGTACCAATAACTTCCTTTGTCAAATTTTACAATATCGCCTGTAGCAAACCAATCATCGTATACACAAATATCACCTTTAACAATTAATTCATTCCGTTCAGATATTTGTATATCACAGAACGCTGTATCACCCATTATAGTATATCCTGGCAAATCATATGCTTCTGCATCTTGTGGCGTATATGTTTTGTTTATTGCCATTGGACCTATTTCACTCATTCCCCAATTAGCAATAAAAGTAGCACCTTTGGCTACAAATCTATTAATACATTCTGCAGGTACTCTATCGCTACCACAAGCAATAATCTTACCTTCTAAATCTAAATTGTTCCATCCTTTAGTCTTTGATATAGCAAGACACATTCCGGGTGTTAAATGACTGTGAGTAAAATATTTTATACTTCTAACCCACTTAAAGGGATTGAACTGTTCTATATGTACCTCAGCATCTATTTCTATAGCTGGCAATGTTTGTGCAAGCAATCCGCCTGCATGATCTAATTTGCAAACAGTATAAATTTTGCTTGTACTTGTAATCTTTTGTACGTCACGTGCCGATTGATTTGCATGTTTAATTTTATCAGGGCTTTGATATATTTGTTTTGCAGGTCCTGTTGTGCCACTAGAACTTATACTAGTTCCGTTTTTTAAAATGTTTTTCAGTTCCATCTGTAATCTTCTTGGCTAATTTGTATGGCGTAAATGCAAATAAAGGAGGAAATATGGCATGTATTGTACCAGTTATAAACACTAATAGAGCTAGTATGTTAAAGTACATAGCATAAAAAAAGTGCTTAAAGTATCCTGTTTTAATCTTTTTTAAGTGATTCCAATCCATTATACACTCCCATAATAAATTGCTAGGTATGCATATACATACGACGGATACAAATTAGTCTTTAAATTTGTGTTATCTTGAATACGTTTCATTAATGTAGTTTTTCCATCTAACTTAGCATAGTGTTGCCAAAAACTTGTTTCTTGTCGTGTAGTACACGCATAATGATGCCATATAAAATCTGCAACTTGATCAAAAACCTTAGCAACTGCTCTATTATATATAACATCTGCTCTGGGCTTTCCGAGCACTCTGGATAGTGTTTTAATATGATGTATTAGTAAACTTAATCCATTTGCTTCCATTGGCTCTATAAATCCTGCACTTAATCCCACGGCGACAGTATCTCCTTGCCATGGTGTTTTTAATCTTCCTGGCTCCCATTCAAGCACACGAAAATCTGTTAAAAATTCTCTGTGTCCGTTGTTTTGCATATATTCTTTTTTAGCATCTTCAATACTAATTTTACTACTATCAAAAACATATCCACAACCCACACGTCTATCACTCAGATAGACATTAAAGTCCCAACCATAATCTCTACCTATAGTTTCCGAATAATTTTTTGTATCTTCTTGTATACGTCTTACAATACAAGTATCAACTAATGTATCTGGATAGGTATGCATAGTTTTATCTTTCATTAGATGCTTACCTAATCCTGTACAATCTATATTTAAATCTGCTTGTGGTAATTCTTCTCTCGTAACAGTAGAAAGCACGTGGTTAATATCTTTTGTGTATTCTTTTACAATTTGCCATGCTTGAGCGGCATCAATGTGATATGCGAATCCTCTCCAATCATCTGGATTATATAAATCATATAAACTGTATTTGGTTACTTCCTTGTTTTTATATTTCTCATACCATTCATCAAACCCGCTATGAATAAACATAAAATTTAAAGGCTCGTCACCTACATAATTAAAATTTGTTTTTACATTTCCTTCTTTACGTACTCCACTACAACTTTTGATCCATGCTTCTTCTGGTATTTCTAATTCTTCAAAGAATGCTCTTACATTAGGCATAGTACTTTCGCCCACGCCAACTGTTGCTATGTTAGGTGATTCAATAAGTGTTATCTCAATATCAGGATGATTTTTACGTAGATAACCAGCAGTCCACCAACCACTTGTTCCTCCGCCGATTATGTTAATCTTCATAACGTTTCCTTATTTCAAAATATTTGTCATTATTTAATTTCCAAATACTTTGTACAGAATTAAAAACTTGTTCGTTACAAATCCATTCAACCATTTTACCTCTAGCCATAGCAGAAAAACTATTGTGTATCCTATTCATTCTCCCACTGTTATCTCTATCTGTATTTGTTGTGATGTATAAAGGCTTGCCTTTTGCAAATTCTATCTGTAGAGGAAGGTGTGCATATATACCCCAACTTTGCATTTGATATCTGTTCAGTCCTTTTACACGTCGTGGCCATAACTGAGCTCCTCTATATAAAGCTCTATAGCCGTCCTTAAAAGGATGTATACCTGTAAGGCTTACTATTGTATTATCTGTGTATGTAGCATACCACATACCTTTTTCTAAGCACCAATCCCAACGTAGTTCTTTGAGACTGCTATTGTTTTTCCAACCAAACAATTTGCACTGTGCTATAAAGTCTTCTAAAGCAGGCGTGACCTGTGTTAGTTCTTCAGTGTAATAATTCATTTTGCTCGCATACGCTCAATAACTGTCATAACTGTTTTAGGATTAGTTCCTACATTAAGTACAATCATATAAGCATCTTCGCTCCCAGCATTAAACAAATGATGTTGTTTTGCAGTATTAAGAAAATATGCAGAGCCGTTTTTCCAAGGTAAAATTTTATCTTCTAGCATAAATGTAAACTTAGGATATTCCATATTTCTCATAGGCACAATTATTCTAAAAGAATGTAAGTCAGTAGATTTGAAATCTCTGTGTGGTGGGAAAAATCCTCCTGGAGGTATTTTTAAGAAGTGTGAACGTCCTACATAAGGTTGCCAATGTTCGCATAACTTTTTAATTTCAGGATGCTCGTAAACAGGCGTAGGTACATTAATATCCATCTCTGTTGGCATAGATGCAGGATCTTCTGCGTAAAAGGAATCAAGGTCAGGACGTCCTGATAAACCTCCGTCTAAACTTGTAATACTTAGTCCCCAACGATTAATATTTTTGCGAGGATTATACTTCACATATGTAAAGTTTTCCTCAGACCATTTTACAATATTCTTTGGTTCTTTTAATGTAATGTCTAATTCTATAAAATCGCCATAGGTACATAAGGTCACATATTCTAACATTCTTGTTCTCCTGCTACTATATTACTTATTTTACATCAGCATTGCATTTAAGCAATATGGCATGTAATAAATATGTATAACTAATTAAGGAGACCATTGTGGGTAAGAAATTTAGTAGAAAATTTGGTGAAAGTGAAGCAAATAGGCAAGCAAGAATTGCTTACGGTTTTAATGTTCGAAGCCAAGAAAGAGATATGCATATAAAACACATGTTCTACAACTGGGATCAAGAAATGGAAATTATACGCAATATGCAAAAATGTCAGCGTAATTGGGATTATAGCGAACCTGTACATCCTGAAACAGTTGACTTCTTATTATGGCACGCAGAAAACTCTCCATCTAAACAACACGAAGCATACTATGATGTATACTGGACCGCAGATAGAAAAGTAATTGAAGAATGTTCAAAGTATACCTGGGGGTCAACACACACTAGAACTCCGCCTTCAACATGGCGTAATACACAAGCTAATGCAAGCCTATATATATTATTTGTAGCAAAGCAACCTGAAACACAACAAAACTGTAATAGTGACGGAACATTAAAAGATAACAACCATCATGCACGTTGGGAAAACTCTTATGTGAGCATAGGTATTGCTATGGGCCTTGTTATGAGAGCCGCAAATAGTTTAGGACTTGCAACAGGCTGTAATAAAAGTCACGGAGACCTTAATGGTAATATGTTCTGGGAAAAGAAACTAGGAATATTACAAGATGTTTTAGATGGTAAGAAAAAAATTGCTTATGGTATTGGTATAGGCACTCCACAAAAAAATAGAGCTAGATGGGAAACTGATGATTATGAATTAGCAATTGGTTCTGGAAACGGCAGTCATCTTACTACACTAGATGAAAGCCATTCTGACTGGACCGAAAGGCGTCAACTACCTGAACCTTGGGATAAAAAGTTTAACAAAATTAAAATTGTAGATATTAGAACAACTAACAAAGCAACTGATCCTTATGGTGTAGAACACATAATACCTAATGAATCTTCTATTAAAGTAAACACTATAAGAAAGAGAACAATTAACGTAACGGAAATAAAGTAATGCAAACTAGATTACTAGCCTATGGGTGTAGTAATACATTCGGCGAAGGTTTAGATGATATTTGGCATCATGATCCAAATCATAAGTTTGGATTTAATAAAGGCGAACCAAGTCGTTATGCTTGGCCGAGAGAATTGGCAAAACTTATGCACTTTGATACAGTGCTTAATCTTGCAGAAGGTGGTGCATCAAATAAAAAAATATGGCTTAATATTTTACAAACACCGATAGATCATATAAAAGATACAGTAGTTGTACAATGGACTTTTTTTGATAGATACTCAATTTTTTATGAAGATGGATCTAACGAAAGATTTTTACCTAATGATATTGAGAATAGAGAAGGTAAGATAAGGATGTCTAAAGGAATAGCGTTACAAAAAATAAAAGATGAAAAAAGAAATAGGACTGAAGATTGGTATGGAGATTACCATAGTGATGCTGATGCTATACTAGATTCATATTGTAAGATATCTCATATAAAATATCACTTAGATGCTAAAGGAGTAAGAAACTTTCACTTTATAAATGATAAGAGGTGGAATTGGAATACTGCTCCTGAATGGGTAGATAGTAAAGTTTGTAAATGTCTATTATTTAAAAAAGAACACGGTATAGCATTAGACGGAATGCATCCTGGTAGAAAAGCACACAAGAAATATGCTCAAGCAATTTATGAACATATGAGATCATCATGAGCAGATTAGTAGCCTTTGGTTGTAGCCATACTTATGGAGAAGGCTTAAAAGATTGTTGGGTACCTGAGGGAGAAAATATAGATGGTATTGAAGGGCCTGATGCAGGAAAATTTCCAAGCAAATACGCTTGGCCTCAACTGCTTGCAGATAAATTAAATATAGAATGCTGTAATTTAGGTTTACCTGGAACTTCAAATAAGTTTATTTGGCATAACATACTAAACACTCATCTCACTAATAAAGATATTGTAGTAATTTTATGGACATACCATAATCGTACTTGCATACTTAAAAACAAAAATAGGTATCAAAGAATTATGGTAAGTGATATTAACAATCCAGAAAGGCCAGAACAAGAAAGATCATTAGCAGAAACTTTTTATGAAAATTATTATTATGATTACAATGCTATTGTAGAAAGCGTAGGACAAATTAACCATATTAAAAGTTACTTAGATAATATTAATGTAAAAAATTATCATCTACTAATTAACACTAGTATTAAACAAGAAGCTATTCCGGAATGGAATCAAGTAAAACTACATCCTATAAAATTACGCTATGACTTGCCGCTTGCAGAAGATAATAAACATCCAGGCGAAAAAGCAAACGAAATATTAAGTAATAAAATACATACTATAATTTGCCAATCAAAGTAAATCTTGTACCTCTTTCATCTGGTATTTCATCTTCTATTAATATTTCAGAGTTTTCAGGTAATTGATCTTTAAATTCTTGTATTGTGTTTACACAATTTATATGTGTTGGTATATCAAACATTGCATTTGATTGAAACGCAAAGTAAGCAGGTGATACTTTTTTCCACCAAGCAGTCTTATAAGTTTGAGGTACTCCGAACTTATTATCTTTAAATTTTGACCTAGGTCCTTCAGGACCCCATTCTTTCATAGGTCGCATGTGTTCACAAGAAGTATTAATAAACAAAGTAGTATCTTTGTATTGATCTCTATAAGTTTCAAAAACATCATCTGTTATAAAATCTACATCAAAGCCTTTAAACAATTCGTATTTGGCTCTGTATATTACGTCAGAATCAACATCAATGCAAGTAATTTTTTTGACTTCATTATAAAAGGCAGGAATAAGAATACTTCCATACCAACTTCCCATAATAACTATTTCTGAATCTTTGTCTAAAAAATTTAAACTTTTAATATGATCAATTAAATTTAACTTTGATAAAAACTGATTTGAACTAAAACTATCCAACACATCTTTTTGTCGTAACTGTCTTAGTCTGTTTTTATCTGCATCAGGTGTGTTTGCAAAGTCACGCATTTCTTGCGTAACTAGATTATCAATTATTGTTTGTAACTGTTTTACATCTATCGCCATTTAACTATATCCTGTGCAGGTGGCTTACGATCTCTAGTGAAATTGCCTTGTTCCTTAAGCCACTCATGTCTATAGTAATCGCCGTATCCTAAAGACATAATAACATGTACCTTAGCTAACCCTTCATCATACCATAACCAAGGTGTATCCATCCATCGTGTTTCGTTCTTTGGAAGACATGCACAATAAGATACATCAATTCCTTGTTCTATACAAAGTGCAGTTAGTGCTTGAGCAAATAATCCTACTTCAAAACTTGTGCTTTCTGCTATATCTCGCACCATACTTTTTTCACATTGTTCAGCATAATGTCCTTCTCGTTTTACTTTATCTCGATAAAAAACATTAGGCTCTGGACAAACTCTTGATGCAAATATTAATAAATGTGAATTTTCTAGTACATGCCTATATGAAGGATTAGATTTAAAATTATATTCTACTTTCATTTTTGGGTTAGCTTTACTGTCTGTACGTAATCCCTTTTCGTCATAATATTTGTGGTTACTTACTACCTTGTCATATATTAATCTTTTCTTCTTATCACCAGGACCTAAAACATTTACAGTATACGGCATAAAGTTATTCTTTGATGGGCTAATTTTCCATGCTTTAAAAAGTAATTTTGCTAACAAATCATCGTCAATGTTTTTATCTTTGTACCTAAGAACATGATGTCGGTCTTCTAGTGTATCAAATATATTTCGCTTCTTAGTCATCTTGTTATGCTCCAATCATTTATTACCAACATATCTAATTTAGTTTTGTTAAATGTTTTGATTGCATCTTCTGGAGTTTCCACTATAGGCTCTTGGCAATTAAAACTTGTATTCAACAACATAGGTATTCCTGTAATTTTATAAAATTCATTAATTAGATCATAGTAACGTTCATTATCAGATCTATCTACAGTTTGAATTCTAGCTGTACCGTCAACGTGTGTAACACCAGGTATAGTATCTTTTTTTACTGGCATAATCCTTGACATGTACGGACTTGGTTGATTAGTATCAAAATACTCTTGGTAGTGTTCAATTAAAACACTAGGAGCAAAAGGTCTAAAGTCTTCACGCATTTTTATCTTACTATTAATGATATCTTTAATATTAGGATTTCTTGGATCAGCAAGTATGCTTCTATTACCTAATGCTCTGTTGCCACTTTCTGATTTGCCTTGAAACCATCCTACTATTTCTCCATCAGCAATAGCCTGTGCTACTTTTTTGATATCTAATTTGTCTGTGCCTTTGTAGTCATAATCTCTACCTGCATATACACTAGGAATATGTATTTCGCCTTCTATAAAATATTTGGCATGCATATATGTACCTAATGCTTGTCCTTCATCACCAACAGCAGGAGGAATATGTACGTTAGTATATTGTTTAGTTAATTCTTCATTCATATATCCGTTATATGCTACTCCGCCTGCTACACATAAATTTTCGCTTGACTTTAATGGATATACATATTTTTTGACAAGTTCTATGGTTACTTGTTGTAATGTAAACGCAATATCTTCTTTAGATACTTTGCTAATAACAGCAGGTGCAAACTTTGGTAAAGTATGATTAGGATCTAGTAGGTATGCGTCAATCATAGCATGTGCTTGATAGTTATATTTTCCATATCCCGCTAGACCCATAACCTTACCAGCATCCAAATATTTAAAGCCAATATCCTGTGCTAGCCTATTCCAAAGACCGCCAATTGGAATTTTGTTACTAAGATCTATAATTGTACCTTGCGAATTAACAAATATACAATTAAATTTCCATCCTCTGCCATCAATAGCTAATATGTCTGACTCTGAAAATCCACTGCTTAATAATGCATATGTACCATGTGACTGATGGTGATCGATATAATACATATTATCTTTGTGATACGGTTCCCAAATATTTCTAGGTTTAAAATTTATAAAATTTTTATCATCAAAATGTTCTTGGATAAGTTCTTCAACAAATTGGTATCCTAAATTAGAAATAGTAAATGCAAATTGATTGTCTTCATCTCTTGCTTTGTATTTAGGTAATACATGCTCTATAAAAAATTCTTTGCTTGGACTAGGATCGTGTGGCCAATCGTAATTTAAATTGTGCTTACGTCTGTTATGCCGTTCAATTTGATTATGAAACTCTCCGTCATACCAATTATGATCGTGTATGTTTAGTGCTACTGAATAAATGTTCATGCTTCTTCTAACGCTATCTTTTCTAAAATTTCTAACCTACGCTTTGTAGGTCTTGGTGGAATAATGTCCATGCATATCTTACAATAACTTTCAAACTTAAATAAATTAAAAGTCATCATATCATTAATATTTTCTTTTGTTACATCAAATGCACGTGATCCATTGATAACTTTTCTACTACAGTGCCTTATCTTTTGTATTTCAAAGTCGATTACAGGAACCAAAGGAAACTTTGCACACACTCTTCTATCTAATTCTGGTGCTTGTTGCATTTCATGATCGCCGAAAAAGTCAGGAGATCTTGAATTGTATTCTTTAAATTCAGTATTCTTATGATCTATAATACTTAAATCATGCTTATCTCTATATGCAAAATATCCTGGAGTTTCAATAATAAGATTATAATTGTTTAATTCATTAGGTTCAAACCAATCATAGTCTCCTAGTTTTTCAATCCTATCATCATAAAAATCTAATATCAAATGCTCTATGTATATAATTTCAGGATCTTCTAGTATGTGTGGATAAAACTTTCTAACAAGAGAATTAGACAGAACTTGTATTTGTAAATTTTCGTACTTTTTAATTTCTGCAATAACTTCGTCTAAGTTTTTTATCAGTCCAGGTTCTCCGCCTAATAAACAAATCCTTGTTTTGTAGGGACTAAGGTATTCACATGTTCTACGAAGAAAGTCCATATCTACAGTTAAGTAACGCATTTCTAATGTCCAGGCAGTACAATAATGACAAGACTTATTGCAAGACTTTGACAAGTAAAAGTCTACAGTAAGGTAATCTGAATTTTTTAAGTCAGCTAGAGTATTGATCTTTTTCATACTAGTATTTACTTTACGATATTGACGATTTCATCGAGGTCTGGTCGGTCATTCTCAGGATCTCTCTCAGCAAATCTTATACCTTTACCGATAGTCATTATCATTATAGGAGTTTCATTAACAAAAGGTAATGTTCTCCATGTGTTTAAATCATTTTGAAAACATCCTGTATAACAGGAATCAATATTTTTTTGTAAAAGATAATACTGTAAAGCGTTACAAAATAACCCAACTTCAAAACTTACTATAGAGTTAAGTGCATGCTGTTGTTTGACATCCATTTGTTCTGCTACATGACCTTTTTCTAATCTTTTCTGTTGTCGCACATTAGGTTTTGTAACTAACCGTTGTGTAATAATTAAAGCAAAAGAGCAATTAGTAATACTATGGTAACTAGGAGGACGATGCTCATATCTACTAACCAATTGTTCATCTGACAAATTATCAACAGTTCCTTCGTTTCTAAGACAGTGAGCGTATAGTTTATTTTTCCATTCTTGAGCATCTGGACCTATTACATGTATTTTATAGGGCATAAAGTTTTGTTTAGAGGGAGTTACTCTCCAAGCCTCTTTAAATGACTTAATAACATCTTTTTCAATGTCAACACTATTGTCATAGGCATCTACATGTTTTCTATTAGTCAGCCAGGCCATTAAAAACTTTCTTTAACTATTTTTATAATTTCTTCAATTTCTTCTTCTTTAAGATATGCATGTATAGGTAAAGACAAAACAGTGTCTGATGCCGTCTTAGACTGCGTACAAGCGTCACGTCTGCTGTTTAATGATTCATACATACTATTTGCACTCAAAGGTGTTTCGTAATGTATACTAGCATTTAAAGCATTCTTTACACGCTTCCTTGTATCCTTATCTAAAAAGCGTACAACATATTTGTGATAGTTATGATTCAAACCATTAGACATTTGTTGTACTGCAATAGGCAAACCAGCAAATGCTTCGTTATACCTTCTAGCAATTTTTTGCCTATGAAACTGATTACGTTCTGCAAATTTAAGACGTTGATTAATAATTTCTGCATTTAGTACATACATTCTACTGTTGTATCCAACCATACTAAAATCTTTATCTTTACCATGACGTCTAATCATTTTAATACGTTTAGCAACTTTGTCGTCATCAGTAAGCACAACGCCGCCGCCGTTTATACCTGCAATAACTTTGTTGCTGTTAAAACTGTACACACTACAGTCTCCTATAGTGCCTGCTTTTATTCCATTTAAACTACTACCTAAACTCTGTGCGGCATCTTCAATAAACAATATACCTCTATCTTTACAAAACTGCTGTATCTCTGTTGTGTCGGTCATGTTGCCAAACAAATGCGGATATATAATTGCTTTTACTTTATTAGAATACATACGCTTGATACTTTCTAAGCTCATATGATAACTATCTAAATCGATATCGCAAAATACAGGAGTAGCACCTACCATACTAACTACTGCTGAACTGCTTATCCAACTAAAGTCAGTAACTAATACTTCATCATCTGCATTAATATTATGAGCTAATAAAATAAAATGTAGGGCATCTGTTGCACTTGCTACACTTACACAATATTCTCTTCCAACACGCATTGCAAAATTTTCTTCAAACTTTTCATTATTTTCATAATTAGTTTGTTTCATAAAACTTTCAAATATGTCAAGGTATGCTGATCTATTTTCTTGGTATTCTCTATCCCATCCATCGTATGATATCATTTAAACTCTCCTAGTGCTTGTTCAATAGGCTTTATATCTGGTGTGCTTGGTTGTCTATCCCAATAAACATTTCCACCATCATTCATATTTTTGTCCCTTGCATAAATTACTTCTTTATCAAAGTATTTACACTCTTGAAAAATCCTTGGTGCTGGATCGAATGTATCTTTTGTATATACATACGTTTCAAACAAACTCATTAGATTTTTTACAGGAACAAATATGTTATTATTTTTAGGATTTATGTAATCAGCATCATATGTTAAAATACCATGATCTGGATATTGATCAATTACTTTTTCTATTGTTGCATAATACTTGTCATTAGTGCCTAAAAATAAATGCTTGAATTGTATATTGTCTTTGTGTTTTTTGTATATGTCAAAATTAATTGTTTTCTCAAAATGTATTCCTACACCATTAGGATATACTTCTGTATCACATAAGTCCACAATTTTCTCAGGTTGGTAAAATTCAACTGCTAGTGGATATTTCGCAGGATGATTTTCTGAGTATACACTAATTACGTTACCTGCAAACAAAGTACGTAAGATCATTTGCTGTTGCATTGTATAACTATCAAAATCTTGATAGCTTAATGTTATCATACTTCTGCCCATAACTAATGTAGCATCACCTGTCCAACCGTCTAATGAGTTAAACAAAACATTATGTTGATGTATGTATTTGTACTTTAAAACATCTAGGTAATCTTGTTGAGTAAAGTTCCTATGTGTAATTACAATTACTCTTGCTTTTATTCCTAGACTATTTAAAAGAGAACAGTATTCATAACTATAATAAAAAAGTCCATCTACAGGTTTACTTGTAACAACAATATTAAGCATTGAATTTTTCCTTTAACCAATCAAAGTCATTTATTAGCCGAAGGTCAGTCCCGCTAGAAAGGCCAAACTCCATACCAGCCCTAGCACCTCGAATCGCATACTCACAAAATCTTCCATTAGCCTTAGTAGTCCATATTTTGAGTCTTTCATTTGTTTCTCCTTCATCTTGTCTATCAATTACTTTACTGCTTAATTTTGCACATTCTCTAAATGCACTTTTCCATGTGCTAAATTCGTCTGTATCAAATGCCGTAATGTTACTTACTTCATTTATTACTTTAAATTTATTACTAATACTTGTAGTCATGTCAGTAGTTGTTATATCCATGTTCTGTGTAAGTTTAGTTGGTAATAATTTTACACCACCATAACCATATGTTAAATCGTTAATAGGATTCTTACTATGATAAACATGCACAACATCATCAACAAGATTAGAAACAGTATAATCAAAAACAAAACTGTCTAAAATTTGTGCATCTCCATCTACTACAAAAAAGTAATCTGTGTTTACTAGTTTAGCCGCTTCAATGTGTGCATTATGTATGCCTTTTACATTAGAAACATGCTTTACTCTATCACCAAATACACCAATAGTATTAAATCTACTGTACAAATCGTCAAAATTTTGACGGGCATTTGGTTCGTTGTAGCTTATAAAGACTATATCATACATGCTTTACAGTCCTCTAAAAATTTATTCATTTGTGGAAAAGTCTTTACAAAGTCAGTGCCTCGTCTTTTGTCGTATTCTTGTACCCATTCATAAAACATACGCCGACCTTCAGTGCCTTCTATTCCAAACTGTTCTGGTTTGTCTTTCCTTACATCTAAATCAGCAATAATTCTTTCCATTTTTTCTATTTCTCTGTCATCGAACTCGTTTTCTTTCATAAAAGAAACACAAGGATACAAATAATGTTTAACTAAATCATGTGTTGCTATTTTAGCATCTAAGAATGCAGGACTTTTTACATAAGGTATATCTACCAAAGTCCTTTGATATTCTTTTGTAAAATATTTTTGTTTTAAACCTGCTACATATTGTAAAAAATTATAAAAGCTAGGAATACTTAAAACATTAAACGCACTCATAAAACTACAAACACCTTTTGTATTATCTAAGTAATATTCTACATTACTTGTAAACATATTCCAATCCATACCAAATCTGTTATATTCTTGTTGAGCTCCAACACCTTCTGCACTAACAAATAACACAAATTTCTTAATACACTTATTATCTTCTAAGACTTTAACCTTATCTACAAACTGTTTCCATAGGTCTCCTGGAGGACAAGCATTTGAATTTATCGAAAATTCTAAGTTAGGTTGTGGATTATTTAACAAGTGATCAATAACTTTGTTTGTATGTTTAGACATTAATGGTTCGCCACCTGTAATCCTAAACGTATGCATGTGTTGTACTGCGTCCGGAAACCATTTCCAAAATGCTTCTATATAAGGATTGGTTTCTCTTTCCGGAATCTGTTTTTGATATTCATCAATTTTATTATATGACCAATTTGTTGATTTAAACTGATATGCACCATGCTTATTAATCTCATCTCCCCATTTACTACTAAACTGAGGACCACAATATCCGCATTTAAAATTACATACATTACTAAAACTTACTTCAACATATGTAGGATAAAAGTCTTCTGATCCTGTAAGATTTTTAATAGTATCATAGTGCGGCCAACTGAACGAATCAGAACTTTTAAAAACTCTATCACTAGTCATACCAGTATTATCTTCAATACGCCAACAGTAACTACACTCGTTTGGACGTTTATTTTCAAGCATCTCTTTTCTTATATTTTTTTTGAATCCTGTATTATGCAATACACTTGGATTTGTTGCAAGATCATTTATATCTATAGGATGTGCTTTTACATGATGACAACTTTGTGTAAGTCCCGACCCTAAGTGTATTGTAACTTGAGTCCACTTAGCAAGACAAAAGCCACAACCAACAGCATCTAGTTTTTTCTTAACTTCAACTGTTTGAGGACGCATTATTCCTACCATAGTTATTGTTTACTGTTTTAAAAAACTCACTTTGTTCTTCGTTAAGAGGCTGTACTGCAATAGGTATCTCTAATTGGTTAACTAAGTCGCTTCCATAATTAAAAATTTCATCGTGCAATACATCGGCAGGCATTTCATCTCTACCAGCCCACATTTCATTTAAATGTTCAAAATCTCTTACGTTTACATAATCCCAATCAGTTAACATAGTCATGGCCAGTCCTTCTCTAGCACCTAATATTGCCCAATTTCCGTTTGTAATATCTGAACCAACCATCATCCAGATATACAACATGTTTAAATTTTTCGCATGTCCTTTGATAAATTCTTCTTTAGCAATTTTAGCTCCTCGGTCAGTAGCTAGTTTTACACCTTCTCTAAAGCCTGCTCGCCAGGCTTGTTGCGGAGTTTCATTATTATGTACATCTGAATAACAACTATTCTGTTGTATATACTGTGCGTCCCAACAAAAATCAATCTTTGCATGGACATTATTATCTTCTGCGTTTTCATGCGTTTTCATACGTAAAACATATTCTTTCGGCCAACATTTAAGTCCGCCGTTACCGTATACTAGTCCATTAATAGTATTTTTTCCGCACCAACTAATAACACAATTTTTAAGATCTTTGGATTCGTCAAAGTCTAATACTTGGTTAATAAAATCTTGACGTATAGTATTGTCACCATCTACTGTAATAAATCTATCAGTTTCACTTAATTCAGCACACGCCTTGTGTGCGGCATCCGAACCTTTTATTCCGTGTACACGTTTTGCCCAAGGTACTTTTGTTAATAGATCTGCATAATTTTTATCAGCATTTGGTTCGTCATAACTTAAATAAATTATATCAAGTTCTGCAATTTTTAACTTCATTATATCTCCTCGTATACACATCTTAGTGAATTACTATTTGTGTATATACTGTATGAGCTATCTGCCTTCATACTAAATTCTATTTCTTCTCCAACTTTGTAATCTACGGATTTGATTAGAAAGTGCGGATCATCTTTTTTAGTGATACTAAACATAATGTTCGTATCAAACTTTACGTTAGAAAGACTATCGATTGTACTTATATAACATAAATCTTTTTGTTTATCAACCGTAAATACTATGTCATAGTAGGGATCTTTAGTTTTTTCTTGGATTTGTTGTAGTGCAAAATTACTTTCTATTTCTAAATTTGCCAGCTTTCTTAATTCAAACTTTTTAGAAACAGAATTGAAAATAACTTTGTAATCTTCCATTCTTTCTTTGTATGTTTGTATAGGCTCTATTTCTTCTTCAGTAACTTCTATATGTTCGTATTCCGATTCTTGGCTTGGCCCTATAGAAAAAATTTCTCCTGTTTTAGAATCAAAGCACACATACTGTTTTGTTTCAACTTTTATACTATGCATGGTATTTTCCTATAACTTCATTACAAAACTTGTGGTCAACATAATGGAATACGCCTGATTGTTGGAAGTTACCTATTTTAAGATTGTGTTCGTTATCAAAATAAAAAGGAATATCATGCACCCAGGATACGTTTGATTCTTCCCACCCTTGAACTTTTGACTTCATATGTACGAAGTTCAAAGAATTTATTTCGTATGTTTGTAAATTACTATTTAAAATAGCAATGGCATGATTAACATCCATACTTGTAACTTTAGGTTTTAATTTTTTCAAATGTATATTATAAAATTCTTTGCTATTCTTACAAACTAATTCTAAATGTTTATAGTAATCTAATGCAATATCATCTTTTTTAAAATAATGAAAAGCATTGTAAATATTTGGCAGGTTGTTTTTAACAAATACTTGCCTATAAAAATTATCTATTACTGTAGTTCCTCTATATGTTTTTACATCAGTTAAAAAGCCAACACTATAACCTTGTAAACTATTCCAAATATAATCTACATTATTTAAAAATATTGTATCTGTATCTAACACAATAGTTTCTTCATAAGGAGTAATATGGAAAACTTTCCAGCGATGCTCTGGTCCGTAAAAACTTCTATCAGGACTCCACCAAGGTATTTCAATTATTTGATCAAACAAATGTTTATAATTATCAGGAACAACATCACTTGTCATAATAGAAACATTAGATAATGTTTGTGTCTTTTTAATACTAAGGGCACATAAGCATGCTTGCTTAATATAATCATCGCCCATTGCTACTAATAGATAACCTTTAGACATTTAACAATCTCTCTAAACTAAACTTATTCATTACATGTACATTCATATTATTAGTTGCAGACAAAATATACTCATCGTGTAAATTTTCTTTTTCTAACAAAAATACAAGTTTAGATTTATTAATCTTGTGTAATATATCTCTATCTAATGTATAGTAAAGAGACCCTGGTAAAGTCTTTGCCCAATCACTATCTAAAAATCCATTCATTATATGAATAGCAATACTAAAAATATGATCATTACGAAAATTTCTCGATCCTAATTCAAATACATTACTATAATGTGTCCATTCTTGCTTTATATGTTTCATTAACTCAAAAAATATTTTTGTTTGCTTTGTTTTCCTAAAACAAAAAACTGTTGCCCAATAAAAAGGAATACCTTTGTCATTAATGTAATTAAATTCTTTATGTGTTCTCCAAGTTGTTAAATCTATACAATCTTTATAAATTTGAAAGTCATGTATACTATCAAAAGCATTTTTTAGATCGCTGTTACATATTATAACATCAGTATCTAATACTAGTGTCTGATCATAAGGTGAAATATCATAACTGCTTATTCGTCCTGCATTATTAAAAGGAATATTAACATGGGTACTTGCACCATCATAGTACCTTTTAAAATTTCCCATAGGGTGTTCAGAATGAATTACTTTATCAAAACATGATTCATCTACTTGGCAAGGTGTAGAAGTAACAATTGATGTAGGTAAGTCTAAATATTTGCGTACACGTTTAGCTAATTCTTGTGCTTGCAGAATATAGTTTATCTTACCATTGTTATTTGCAAAACAAAGAACTCCATTACTCATCTACTAAACCTTCTATACTTCGTTTAGATGCTAACTTTTTATAGTCGTTAAGATAAATGTTTGTTGCTGTTCCGTATTTGTTTTTTACAAGATCAAAAAATTCTATAACGTTGTCTACTTGAATAGGTGTATTGTTGTCATCAACTAGTATTGTTGATTCAATTTTGTGAAGGACTAAACTAGACACAAAAGAAAAAAGTGTCATAGTAACTGTAAACTTTCCTCCGCCGAAGTACAATGCAGAGTCATCTTTACATTTATTTTTAAGGATCGCCTTCTGAGCATTAAGAGTAGAGGTGAAATTAGAAAAATCTAACGCTTTCTTGAGTGCTTCGTCCATAGTTATACTCCTACTTTATAGTATAACTATTTACTCTTATAGGTTATCTGTATTGTTGAAAGTTGGCGCTGTAATATTAACGCTACTTGAATTATTAGGACGTTTTAACTGTGCAGTACTAGTTGTTGTTGCTGTAACTGCTTCGTCAAAGTTTGGATTTGCTACTTTGTCTTCATTAAATGTTACTGTAAAAGTTAGGACATTGCCGTTCTTTTTTGCTTGAACTAAGTAATCGTTTGCTGAATATGCTGATGCATTTTTATTAAAAATTGTTGTAAAACCTGTAGGTAAATTTACATAACCATAGTTAGTACCAGTAGATCCATTACTTGTAGTACTTCTACCAAATACAACTGTACCAACACTACTCATTAAATTACGCCAGTCATTATTAATAGTCGAGTTACCACTACCAATTGATCCGCTTAGATTAATTGTTCCGCCTGCATTAAAAAATACACGCATATGATTTTCACCGTTAACTGTAGTTGTTGTTCCGTCTCCGTTAGTTACTGAGTATCCGCCAAATGTAACTGTAAATGTATGGTTAATATCAGTTGACCAACTTGAATTTCTTACGCTTGATGTTCCTGATTGTAAGCCTAGTTGGTTTGCGGCCGCACTTAATCTTGCACTTTGACATGTTGTACTTAATGATTCGTATTGTGCATAACCTTCTTTGTTAGTTGTGTTTGAATCTAATACTGTATCACCTACACTTGGTACTGCTATTTCTGCAGGCACCGAACCTGTTTGGTGTAATCTAATTTTTGTCATGTCAGTAAACAAGTTTTGCATATCTTGAGCTGTAATTGTTGCTCCTACTGCAACTGTACTACTAGTTCTAGATTGTCCATAGCCTTCATCACCAGACCCTAGTCCAATGACTGCCGCTACTCTTGCTTGAATAATGTTATACCGCGCCGCGGTAATTATATCGCCTACTGCCATAGTACTTCCTTATCTTATAACTTCAAAATACATTCAACCAAAGTTTCTTCGTGTCTATCGTTTGTTTCCAATGCAATACCTATCATATCGCCTAATACTGTAACTGCACTTGCTGTTCCGTTTTGAGAAATATAAACCTTATCCCCTTTATTTACCGGGCCAGTAATCCTTACAGGCACTCTTCCGACTAGTGCTATTGCTTGACCGTCTGCATCTGAATTCATTAAATAAGCAGGTTTTGTACTAATAACACCAATGCAAGTATCGTCGCCTTCACATGCTGTAGATTCTGCATCTCCGCCTATAGTCATTAATGTTCCTACTGGATAATTTTGATCAGTGGAGTATTTTTCTGCCAAGTCAGCATATCTTGCACTTGTTGAAATACCATTAAACACGTTTGCGGCAATATTACCGCTCGAGTCACGTACTGCAACTGTATTGTTTGTTGGGTTTACGTCACCTGTTCTATAATTTGAACCAACTTGTAATGCAATCGCTTGTGTTGCCAATCCATTAAATGAAGTTGCATACATATTTCTCCATTTATAGTTTGAATCACCGATATCATACGTTGTTGTAGTTGTAGGTATAAGTCCACCTGATTGAATATGGAATGGTTCTGTTGTTACACCACCACTTGACTTAACCTTAAATCTAATTTTCTGTCCAACTGTGTTGTCAATAACACCTTCATTACCTGATCCTGACTCATCAATAAACACTGCTAGGTCATTTGCCGCACCAACTGTAAATCCTGCGTCTGCAAATCTTACAACACTACTAAAGTTAGCCGCGCCTGCAAGAGCATAGTCTGCCGCCGCCACTCCGCCAAGTTTTTCAGCGTTTGTTGCTGTACCATGGAACCTATGTGCCGAACTTGTAACACCACTTGCCGCACTAGTTGTATTTCTTAGTGTAAGTCCTTGACGTACTACGTCAAAACCAGTGATAGCGTTTGCCGCATCAGTAGTATCTATTGTAAATTCTGCATTACTAACAATAAACACAACACCGTCATCAACAGTACCTTTAATAATAGTTCTGTTTACTTGATTGCTATCACGTACCTGTGCAGTAACCATAGCACTAACTGTTTCACCAATTGATTGTGGACCAATTAGGACAAATCCACCATCGGAGTTCTGTGCATATAGTTGGTTATTGCTAGTATCCCACCAAAAATCACCTGTTGTTAATCCAACTGGTTGTGTTGTGGAAATTTCAGCTCCACCTGTTGTTCTAAACTTAGTTCCGTCATAGAACTTTAATTTTTTTTGCGAATTATCAAACCAAATCTGTCCATTAAGTGGGCCAGCTGGTTGATTTGCACTAGAAAAGTTTTCTAGTAAATGGATAAAGTTTTCGTTTTGGATTTCACCATAACCAGCATAATTCTTACCTACTAATTTAAGTGAAGTACTCTGGTCAATGGTACCGTCCTCGACTGTAACTAACGATCCTCCATTTGTTAAATTTATTACGTATGCCATTTATTAACCCCTAATTGTGTTATATGTATTTATACAAGACTGCCCGGAGTTAAGTTTTGAACGTAGACCCACGCTCCGCCAGTAACTCTAAATAGTTTCAATGTTCTAGATACTGTAGATGTAATATTACCAGTTGCATCGTTAAATGTTGCACTTTGAATTACGCTTACAGATCCGTCATCATTGCCGCTGTTGTCTTTTTGTTGTACAAGTATTGTACTTTCGTTAAATGCTGTGTTTAAGGCAGAGCCAGTTAGTGTTGCTGTAGCACCTGTAGTAGTTGTACAGTGTATTCTAGCCTGTGTTCCGTCTCGTTTCGTACTTGCTGGAGCAATATCATTCACAATAGTAGCAATATTTGTATGCTGTTGTGCAGAATCTGCTGTTCCAAGCCCTGTTACATCTAATGCTAGTGCTAAAACTTCTAAATCAATGCTACTATCAACATATGCTTTTGTTGCTACGTCTTGATCTGCTGTTGGATCACTTACATTTCTAATTTGTCTTGGTGTAACTAAGTTAATATTACCAGCCGCGGTAATATTCATACCATTTCCACTGCCGTCAACTGTATTTGTAGTTAAATTATTACCGCCTGTAAAGCTAAAACTACCAATATTAGCTGATGTTAATGCACCAACACTTGTAAGACCAACACCTGCTGATCCAGTAATAATGTCTACACCATTAAATTTAAGTGAACTTGCACCTGTTAAGTTAAGACTTACGTTAGATGTCCATGCGTTTGTTCCGTTACGCCATAAAAGTTCTTTATTACCATTAGATGATGCTACTATAATACCTGCTTCGTCTACTCCAACGTCATCTAGTAGTGTACTATCGTCACCTTTTGCTAGTTCAATACTTTTATCTCTTACTAATAATTTCTGTATATCAAGTTCTGTTGTCTCTCCGTCAACAATTAAGTTTCCTGCAACACGCATATTACCGCCAACGTCTAATGTTTCTGATGGCGTTGTATTGTAAATACCAATTCTGTTATTTCCAGAATCAATAGTCATTGCATCTTGCTTACCAGTGCTAGTTGTCATTCTAAATGTATAGTTCTGGTTACTAACATTGTTTTCGTTTACAACACCGTCTACTGTTACTTTTACAACATTGTTATCTGTAAGTCCAATAGTAAGTCCTAGGTTGTTTCTAACTGTTAATGCACCTGATGTTGCATCATCAGAGTCACTTGCAAGGAACTGTGCCGCTGTTCTTGCAACGTTATTACTGTCAACTAGTGCTGATGTTCTAGCGGCTGTACCAGCAAAAACAAAGTCTGCGTCAACAACATTAAATCCTTTTACAACATCTCCTGTAAATCCTGGAATAGTATCTACGTTTTGCGGAGTGAATGCAACTTTACTCCATAAGCCTACAAACGTACCACCTACCCAATATTTTACAATAGTTCTACTTGTACCTGTGTTGTCTAGTACTGTTACAACTTCAGGTCCTGACTTACCTTGGAACGCATTGTAAATTGGGCCTGCTAATTCTAAATCAGTACCATCAAAAAAGTAAAGTTGGTTTGCATCATTGTTAATCCACATGTCACCTGCAACCATTCCAGGCTCTGTAGGTTGTACAATAGGTCCGCCGCCTGTTGTCCAATCAGTACCTGTATAAACTTTTAATCTAGATGCTGATGTATCCCACCAAATTTGTCCTGCTAATGGATTAGCCGGTGATGATGCATTTGCAAAGTTTTCAAGAACCTTAACAAAGTTTTCGTTAATTGCTTCACCAAATCCTGTATAGTTTTTACCAATAAGTGTAAGATCAGTACTTGCTACGTCAATTTGTCCATCTGCTAGGTTTACAAGTAATGCACCACTAGTCTTATTAATTTGATATGCCATATTAGCCCCCGACTCCTGTGTAGATAATGTATTTGACTGTTAAGAACGGATTCATAACATTATATGGTGTGCCTAGTTCTGTAATATCAAATGTTTCATATTCTTCTAACCCTGTGTTAGTGTTGTAAGCAATATTTCTTCTATTCAACACACCACCTGATGAAGTTCTTGCCTGACCTGCACCTGATCCTGTTGGAGCGTCATATGGAATAGTATCAGCATCTTGCTGTGTACCACTATCATCTAGTATAACATAGAACTGAGCACCTTTTGGTGATCTTAAATCATGCTCGTGTTCTGGTAAGTTTTTAACATCAATTGCTCTACTTTCAACACCTGATGCTAGTCCAACTGTATCAGCGTTAACATCTGAAACTCTGTTAGCACTTGAACCGCCCATATTATCTGCACCTAGTGGGAATCTACCTCTAAAGTCTGGTAGTCCAAAAAATCCTGACGAAACTTGACTTTGGTCTTTAAATTGATATTGAATAGCATTGTATAAATCTAAGTAATCAGCAATTCTAACTTCTGTACCATCACATAATATCCAACCTGCTGGAGTGTTAACACCGCCAAATGGCACAATAGTACCAATTGGAATTACCGGTACACTACTTACAAGTGCCGCTTGTGAAATTTTAAACACACCTGTGTCATCGCCTGAGATTCTATTAATAATAATTTCATCATCATTGTTAGGTTGTGTAGCAAGTGTTTTGTTTGCAATAAATGTATTACTAATTGCTGTTGTAAATACTTTAGTTGTACCACCAACTTGTCCATCAAAAGTAATTTGATTGGAACTTACATCTCCTGTAATTTCAAACGTACTTGCACTTGTTAGTTTGTTTGCGTTTGTTGAACCACCTGTAACTGTACCTGTAATATTACCAATTAAATTACCTCTAAATTCTACAGCATGTACAGCTGACCAACGTTTGTCGCTTGTTCCTAATGAATATTGTTGTGTAGATATAGGTGCAACTGCACCCACTATGCTTGATCCTGCAACACTTAAATCTGTGCCTACAAATAGTTTCTTAGCAATACCAACACCGCCACTAATTTTAACAGCACCAGTTCCAATACTTGCACTGTCTGTTGTACCTTGTACAATTAAGTTTGCACTTGTTTGTATTGATCCTGCTACGTCTAATGCTTCTGCAGGTGATAGTGTATTAATACCAACTTTTTCGGTTGAGTCAATTCTAATAACGTTTTTCTGTACACCTAAGTTATTAACTTTAAAGTCAATTGGTGCACCTGATGTTAAGTTAGTAACAACACCTGATGTACCTTGAACATCAAATGTAACAATAGCATCTTGTCCAACTTGTAGACCTGAGTTATTACTAATTGTTAATTTTTCTGAAGATGTACTTGCAACGTCACTTCTTAAAAAGTTAGATGCTCTAACTGCCGCTCCTGAAACAACTAAACTTTCTGCTTTCTCACTTGTACCAAAATATTTGCCAATACCGTCACCGCCAATGTTTGCTGTAGATAAGTTTAAGCCAGGTTGGATAAGTGTAAATCCTGGGATTGTTGTTTTAGGTTGGAATGTTCTTGTTGAATAAATTGCTATTGGCGAACCACCTACTTCAAGTTGTAGGATAGTATAAAGTACTTCGTCTTTACCTGTAACAACAACTGGCTTTGCACCTGTTAGCAAACCATCACTGTATTCAGGTCCAACTAGTGTCCAACCACTACCTGTAAAAATATACAACTGATTGTTGTCTGTATCTGACCAAAGGTCTCCTTGTAGTGCATTAGCCACGTCTGGTGCTGTAGTTCCTTTTTTAAGTCCACTAGCATTTACCCAGCCTGTTCCGTCATATAGTTTTAAAGTATCAATACCTGTTGAACTATCATACCATAGCTGTCCTTGAATTGGATTTCTTGGTGCTGACGTATTAGCAAAATTTTCTAGTAAATTTAAAAAACTGTTTGCAATAACTGACCCATAACTAGTAGTGTTACGTCCAGGAATATCTAGACTTGTTTGCTGATTAATTGTACTATCTTCAATAGAGATAGTTCCCTTGTTAGTGTCTGAGTAGTTAATTGTATAAGCCATTATTCACTAAATCCTGATAAACTTTGTACACGCACAGTATAATCAATTTGAATAAGTCTATTCAAACTCTTTTGTACTGGGTGGAAAATTACATGTGTTAACAGTCTACCTTGTCCCGATGGACTATAACTTACTAAGCCTAATTCATCAAATACATATAAACTATCAGCGTTGGTTGCGTTATCAACAGCATCTTGACCTGAAGGTTCACCGTAATCAAGTAAGCAACTAACAACAATATCTGTATAGTTAGTACCACTTACATGTCTTGATTCAATTTTGTTTCTTGCTGGGTCTGTGTTATTAACACTTCTATCGTCAACAACTTTAATAAATGTTTGGTTATAAAGACTAGCATTAGTACCTGTACTGTTAGGTGTTAGGTATGTAATAATTCCAGTTGGGTCAATACTAGTTCCTCCGTTGCCAAACGCCATTTCATAGATAGTACCTTGTCCTGCATTAGCTAAACTTTCTGCAAGTGAAATACTCATGTTCTCATAGTGGATAGCATTACGTTTATCGACTATAATTTCGCCCGTTTCAGGGTTAGAAATTTTAATATGTCCTTGGAGCATTACTCCGTTTTCTTCTTTTATGTTGTCAATCATACCTTTGTCCTATACTGTATTTATTTGGGTAGCTCCACCTTTTCCGCCTTAAAGAAACGTGCTACCAAACTTTCCGCATCATTAAGTGAAATTCCTGGATCTGCCCAGCGTTTTCCTTGTCTTCTGACAATTTTTATCTTTGCACCGACTACTGGTGTATTTAACAAAGTTACGTTTGCTGTTGTACCATCTACTGAAAATTCAGCTAGTGCAGTCTCATCTGCTTCTGGAGAGTCTTGATCCAGTGCTGGATTAAACATCTGTACAGCATTTTTACGTAATCTTTTGCCTGCAACGAATATTTCAAACTCATTTACGCTTGTAGGCGTAAATGCTAGAGGAAATACTGCTGTAGAACCATCACCTATTTGCTCGTCTATAATAGTTTGATCTGCATAAGGTGCTGTTTGGTTAGGTCCTTGATTGTATACATCACTACCTGCTTCGTGTAGACTTGCAACACCTGTTCCTAGTGTTCCTCTTTGTATTTGTCGTAATACGTTACCTTGCTTAATTAAATATTCAATACGCTCACCATTTACAAACAATATTCCTGGTTGACTGCTATTTTTATCAGGTGTACTTAGTGCTGATGCATCATCTAAAAGTATCTCTTTATCAAACGTTGCTAAATCTTGAGCAAGTTTAAGTGGTGCAACATCTCCAAGACGTTTGTAAATATTTCTGTTTAGTATATCTTTAAACTGGCTAAATCCAAACTTAGGTGAAATTTCGCCTTGGGCACTAAATTGTATTACTTCAATTACATCATCATCTGCAAAAGAGCCGTTGTGTTTTATAAAGTTCCTATCTTCAGTTAATTTATAATCAACACTAGGTGTTTGTAATATACCGTTAATTGTTAACCAAACATACTGTGCATCAATAGCAGGGTATCTAAGTTTTACTAATCCTGCTTTAATATGATTAAACTGTATATGGTCTTCTGTTCCTACAGCAATTACACTTCTTGCAACAACATCAAAATTCTGTCTTTCAAAATCCATACTATCATGTTTATTAAATGTATAAACTGTAAGTTTTTCGCCATCTGGTGGTGCTGTGTTTAGCTGTAAAAGTGCGCCACTATCTACCCAAGTAAGATTAGAGTTAATATTTTGTACATCGCCAAACGCATACTCTCCATCTGTTCTTATATAAACTTCTAATATATCACCTTCGCGGCCGATCCCCGGCTCAAGTATAACACTACTATTTGCAGGACGAAGATTATATTCAACTGCAATAGTAAGTTCTTTACCATTTAGTAATATTTGAATGTCTTTAGATTGGAAACTTCCAATTGGTGCTTGCCATGGTTCTAAGAAATATTCTCTCTGTGCTAGGGTACAATTAAATGATTGATTGTATCCAGGATTTAAAATTTTATTTCCTTGTTTAACAATTACATTATGACTGTTAGGTAAAGCACTATACGGTGTTTTATCAAGTGTGAATAACTTAGTACTTCCGTCACCTATAAATTCTGTTGTTTCAATTTTACTAAAGTTATCTATTCCTGTATAAACTGCAAAATTAATTATACTGTTGTCTGGTGGTGGACTACCAAATACAATCATTGCTTTTGGATCTTTGTTAGTACTATCACCGCTTGATGTAAGTACACTTTCTACTGGTTTACCGTTTACTGTTGCATAATAATCTAAGTTAGTATCGTAATGAACTTTTGTAACATATGCTAAAGTACTGCCATCACCTACAAATTCACTTTGTTCTAATGAGTTTTTACCGTTACCACTAATTGATACAATATTAACTTCTTGGTTTGCGTTAGGTACTGTATTGAATGTTACTGTTTTCAATCTGTAATCTACTTTATATAAAGATTGTGCTAATATTACATCATTAAGTTTAACAATCAAACCTTCTTTATTCTGTGGTTGAATACCAAACTCGTATACTCCTGAAATACCATCTGATCTATAAGAGTTACTTGACAGTAAACTACCTCCTTCTTTAGGTCTATGGAATACTCTAATGTTTACTGCATCTAATACTTGCCCTGGTACTTGTTCTTCAGGACCTTTTGATGTTGTTGGACTTATAAAGTCATCACCGTCAACAATAATTTCTTCTGGATTGATACCTCTTGCTGTACTAAATGCTAAGTCGCCACCTGTTAATACAGTATCATAAGATCTTGGATCAGGCAAAAATGCTCCGTCGGAAGTACTTTTTCTAAATACAAGTATATCTCCTGATCCTGTTGGAATAACTTCTTCGTTAAGTAAAATTATACTGGTTCCTAAATCATCAGCGCCATACAATGCAACACCTGTTTGTCCTGCGCCAGTAACACTTTGCATTACTGCATTTGTATTAGTTACAGGATTTGCTGTGCCAAAATTTGGATCGTCTAATCTAACACCGTTTTTATAAACATTATAAACTGTGTTTGCTACTAACGGAGTAGCAAAATTTAAAACCCGTGTACTATCGTCACCAATTTGGAAAATTTCATCTTCAAATGTAGTATCAAATGTATCATAAGTTGTTGTAAACCAACCATCGGAATCCCAACCAGTACCTGTACCAAAGTCAAAACTACTTACTTCAACTCCGCCATAATCAATACCGTCCATTAACTGTGCAAGGTCATTTCCATACATACCAGTAGTTGGATTGTAATAAAGATTAATTCTATCTTGTGCTTGTAATAACTCTGGTGCTTTATTATATGTAATAGTTATTGTTCTATTCACAGAAAGTGCATTACTAAACGTAATACGTCCGTAGCTTCTAGTATATTCTTTTGAAGTGTCTATAATATTATCAAATGTGTATTCACTACGTAATGATTCTAGTCCGTCAACTGTTACAGTAATCTGTGTTGACACTAACTGCATTGGCCATTTTAAATTAAATATTTGTTGATCAACGCCAGATGTAAATGTTTGCGTTTCATTAAGTGTTTGGAACAAATATGTTCCTGTTACTCTGTCAAACTTACATCTAATATGTGCAGATCGTGCTTTGCCTCTTCCTAAGATAGGACTTAGTCTAGCAACAGATCCTGTGTCGCCAAAAGATCCAACAACTTGTATAGTAGGTCTTGTTATATATCCGCTACCTGCATTTGTAACTGTAACACTTGTTACTTTACCACCTGTACCAATAAATGCTTCTGCTGTTGCGCCTGAGCCGCCGCCGCCGCTAATAATAATCTTAGGTGGAACTTGATACCCTGAACCCGGATCAGCAATACTAAACGATAGAACTTCAAAACCTAAATTGTCTAACCAATGTCTACTAGGATAATTTTGTACATCTGAAACTCCAGGTATTACTTCATTGCCAATAACTTGAACACTTTGTGGAACAATCTTTCCTTCATCTTCGTTATAATAAGGAGCAAGATCAAAATCAGTAATTACATTACTTGCAGGATCTATTTTTTCATAAGCACTTAGATATTCTCTAATCTTAGTTTTATAAGGTTTCATTTCTGTAACATAATCTTGGTAACTTGGAAGACTATCGTTTTGGAAAGTTACTTTTTGTTGTAGTTCACCAATATTATGTTTTGCTTTTACAAAACTAGTTTTAAATACCCAATCAACATTAGGTTGCTCACTTAATACATAACGCACACTTGCAAAGAACAATTCATTCCAATACACTGCAAGGTTATCAATGAAGATATCGGATTTTAAAATTTCAAGTATTTTTCTAAATTCTGTATCTGGTTCTGTATCATAGAATATTTTATCAAAACTTGCACCGTCAAACGCACTATTACTTGCACTAGTATCGTATAGGCTGTTTTTAAATTCTATTGTTCCGTTTTCTCTACCTATAGTTTCGTAGCTCAATGTGTAGTCTTGTGTATCTAAGTTAGAAATCTTTCTTAGTAATAACCAACCGCCTGTACCAACGCTGTTAATTTTAACAATATCACCAATTTCATCATCTAATGCATAAATTTGGTAACTTGCATCTACAGTATGATTTATAAATGTAAATTTATTATAACCTGTTGCGTACCAATCTCTATATTGCCAGTAAAGATTTATATCATAACTTTGTGTAAGCGTTCTTAAGTACTCTGTACCATCCCATTCATAAACACTCCACTTACCACTAACAGTTTCGTCACTCTTAACTAGAACTGCAAATTTTCTAACTGTAATTGCTACACTGTTTGTATAATCTCTACCGCCGTTAACAATTTCAACAGTTGATATTTTACCGTTAGCATCAAGTTCAAATTTTAATTCTGCTCCGCTACCTTCAGTATCTGTAATTCTGTATGTAGGAGTATTAATATATCCTTGTCCAGGATCATTAACTATTACATTGATAATAACACCATTCTCAACTTCTAATGTTAAAGAAGCCGGCTTAACTCTAGCAACACTAACAAATCTTAGTTCAGCATTACTATCACTAGTTGTATCGTAGAGTCCTGTTGCTACTGTAGGACTTGGATCAAAACCTGTTAGTTTAGTTAAATCAAATTCATCAACAATTAAATTCTTGCTTAATGTACTATTTGTTCTTTCAATAAATTGTTTACGTGCTTCTGTTCTATTAATAAACCAACTCTGTCTTGGATCATTTAATGCACCATAGCGATTCTTAATTGGTAAGCTAATATCTGGAACAGGCCTATCATTTTTATCAAAGCCAACTAAACTATCAAACCATTTTTGTTCTATTTCTCTATTAGGTACACTTGTTTCTAAACCATCACTTATTAATTGATATTGGATATGTGTAGGTTGCTCTTGATTTTCAATAGTCCACCAATTGAAACTTATTGCTGTATCTGTATCTGTAATAAACGGAGTACAATTAAATAATGCAAATCTATTATCGCCTAACATTGAAACAAATCTGTAACCCATTGATGCAGGATTTGCAATATAGCGAGCTACATCAAATGCTGTTGTTGATCTGTTTGCTATTTCCGGTAATGTTGTTTTATTTGTTACCCAATAGTAATAATAAGTTTCAAATGTTTGTGATGCTTCATCATATGCTCTTCTAGAACTGTATACACTATCTCCGTATAGTGATGTTCCTGATATGCCGTTTTCTACGCCATCAGCTGTAGCTGATTGTTCGTCCCATTCACTTGGTAGTAATTTTGATTCTACCCATTCGTGAACTTGTACATTAGTTCCTGCAAACAATGTATTAAAGTTTGCTGTTGATTCTGATATATCACCTTGATGATAATTAATAAATCTAGCACTGTCAATATCCCACCATAACTTACCAATCCATTCATCGCTTGTATAATCTAATGTATCTGCTGTAATAGTAGCATCTGTTGAATTTGAATACTTTGCTGGATCATAACTTGTTTTGAAAGATATTTCTTGTTCTGCCGGTCCTGCAATCTTTCCTTGGATAGGATCAATGTAGTCGAGATATGTGCGTAATCCGTTAGTTTTCCTATTGTACAAATAAACACCTTTAAACTTACTAGTATCTACTGGTATTACAGGTTCTCTTGTAATTGACCAAGATGTTGTATTCATTGGTTTTCTAAATTCTGCAACTAACCCTTTATCAAGTATACTACTGTTTGGTACTTGCTGTTTAGGTAGTCCTATGTAAACATGATTGGTGTTTACAGCCATTCTATTACCAAAGTCTTGTGTATCTAAATCATATGCAAAGTTTTGACTGTATAATAATGTGTTATTAACAGTTTCATATAAACTTACAACACCACTACCTTGGTCTATTGTTTGGAATACTGTTGAATTATTATCAAAAGAAGTTGCAACTGGATTAACCTGTGATTTATTATCTAAAATATATCTATCAACAGTTTTTATATCTGCATTTTTTCTATCTCTAAAGGTATCAAAAGTAGCACTTTCAATCATACTGCCGCCACGTGATGCAACTGCAAGTGTATTTCCGTCAAAATCAATCTTAGTACCAAATTGTATGTTTACTGATTTATCTATTGGACGTAATGTTTGATTGTAAACAAATGTGTTTCCACTTTGTATGTAAATGTAAACTGCTCCGCCATTTTTTGATACGTCACTATTATTAGGTGCACCTACAGCAATCTTTTTACCATCATTAGATACTGCAATAGATAATCCAAAGTCTTCGATTTCATTAAACGGTTCTAGTATTTGTGAGTATTCATAGTTTGATCCGTTTTGTCTGTAAACTACAACTTTTCTATTTGCAATACTACTATCTAATCCTAATACTGTGTCACCTGATTCAATTTCGTAAACACTAGTATACATAGAATTAGAAATTAATACTTCGCCTTTTAAACTTACATCAAAATCAGATCCAAATGCTTCTAAATTTCTTTGCTCTAATGTGCTTTCAACTAAAGAGAAGTTTGTATCATTGGGTACATATCCTAAAAGATCTAATCCATTAGTTTGTGCAGTCCATTGACTTACATTAAACACTCCTGGGACTAAGTTAGTGTTAGCTTTATAAATTGTTTCGCCGAACCTAATAAATTCACCTTCAAAATAAGTTGCTGAAACTCTAAAGTCTCCTCTGTAATTTTTCTGTACAGACAATGCCCAATCATCTTCAGCATTTTTATTAACAAAATAAATTCTACCTTGATTATGTTCTGTGCCATCACCTTCAGCATGAATATACAATTTGTAACTATCAGTTGTTGGTTGCACAAATTTTAGTTTTGTTCCTAGCTTACGATAGTCTGCACTATTAGGAACAGTATAATAATTAATTAATTGGTATGTTGTACCTCTCATTTCGTAAATTGCAAACGTACCTTGTTCTTCTAATGCTGTTCCATAACCTTCTGCTATTGCTGGTATGTTATAAACTCTTTTCCAATCTAAGTTAATACTAGACGGAGGATTAGCAACATCTGTGATACCTTCGATTGTATTATCTGAATAAATCCAGTATTCTAAATCTCGTAAATAGTTTGCACCGCCAACTACAACAGGAATATTAACAGAACTGTCAATAACTATAATAGGTCCTGAAATAGTATTTTCCATATGTGCAGAATTAATAGGTCCAATAGTTCTTGTAGCAGGTCCAAGACCTGGAACATTTTCAACAAATGTTGCATTTGAATTAACACCAAAATCTGATCCTACAGCCCAAGTACCACTTCTATTTTTTATGTAAATTTTTGCTGTAGAAAATGCTCTCTCAATAAATGCAATCTCACCTGTTGAGCCTGTTGCAGTATCTGTTAATGTATCTCCAACATTTGGAATAAAAGGATCTCCGTTAAGATCAAAGTTTGTTAATCTAACTTCTACATAACCATTCCATATATCTGCAACTGTATGTTCGGTATTATTAATATAAGTTGATGCTAATCCTATAGCTGAAGGATCTTGAACTAATCCGTTTACACGTATGGTGTTTAGCCAAAGTCTTGTTTTATCGCCTACTGTAATACTGCTTCCGTGAGCTAATGGTGTTCTAACCCACCACTTACTATCTAAGACTTCAATATTACTCTGTCCTTGAGTATGAGAAAGTATTCCTATTTCACTTACTTTAGTTGGTTCAAGTACATTTTGTACCTGCTTAGTATCTAAAATATTACTAAAGAAAGGATCATTAACTGTGTCGCCTTCAACTGTAATATTTTGTATAACAAGATTTGCTTTTGTTTCTACTAAATTGCTTGACAAAAACGAACTTCCTACTCCTACGTGCCACCAACCTGTATGATAATCATCAGTAATTTGTAATGATTCTACATAGTCACCAACTAGGATGCCGTCTGCATAAATTTTTCCTGTGCCTTGGAATGAGCCATTTACATCTTTAATGTAAACAGTCATTTCATTTTCATTGTTTACTTTTCTATATTGTATTACTGCTCTACAAGTGTCTGTTGTAATTTCAGTACCAGCATCAGGTACACTTAAAGCACTTTGAATATGAATAATATGCTGAACCTTATCAATGATAGTATGACTGCCATTAATTAAAGATTCAGTTAATGTACTATCACCGTTAAAAGGTAATACTCCAGCTGAAGCTGTTGTTGTATACTTGTTCCATTTAAGAGTTAATATATCGCCTGACTTAGTTCCTTCAAACTGTTCTTTCTCAGCTCTAACTAAAATATGATCAGTTGACTCATCTGCACCTAATGTATAATCTCCTCTAACTATATACTCAATTTCTGGATAAGTTTGAGTAGTTGAATCATAATCGTTTTCTTTTGCTTGTTGGTTAGATGAATGATTACTGTACACTTGCAATGCATCTGCTTCAATAACTCTATCTGCTTTCCATAACTGTTCAGAATATAAAACAATATCTCCTATAGCATATGGTTCTCTAGGATTAAAATCTCCTCTTAATCTACTCTTTACATTTGAAGCATGCGGAGAACCAATTGCAAGATACTTTCCGTCTGGACTCATTGCAACGCTTTGTCCAAATCCTCCATTTGAATCGAACAAGAACAACTGCTCGTCTATTTGTTGTAAAAATCCAAAATCTGTATTGTCACTAGGTCTTTGGAAAATATAAACACTACCGTTTAAATCTTTAGGTGCAGTAATTGCAATACGATTATTGTTACTTGATACGCTAAATGCACTACCAAAATCTTTTTCTGTAGAGTCAAGTAGTCCAGCAGAAGTATTAATAATATTAGGTTTTAGTTCAAATACTTCTTTGTTTTGTAATACTAACCATTTGCCAGTATCGTCATCATCAACCCAAAGCCTATTGTTTAATATATTAGTGTTTATAAAACTGTCATTTGCTTTAGATAGTGTCGGTAATCTAGCAATTTTAAATTCTGTAATATATCCATTTACTACCGCATCATCATCTGTTGCTTCTACTTCTTCACCTTCAAGGTTTTCTAAAGTAATAACATTTAAAGAAACACTGTCTACTTTATAGTATCCATCAGTTGCATCTGAAATGTCATTAATTCCAATAATATCACCTTTTGTATAATTTGGTGCTTTATCTAATGTTATTGTAAACTTATCTGACTCGCTTGCTGTTACTCCTGAGATTCTAAAATCTGTTGATTCTAATTTGTAAACTCCCCAAGTTTGTTGACTTTTATCTGAAGCTGTCCAAATATAACTGTTTGTTGCAATATTTGTTTGTTGTAAAAGATCATTGTAAGTTAATAAAGATAAACTAACGTCTGATGGATTTACATATCCTGCGGATTTAGTATAACTATTGTCTTCGTTAAAATATTTCGTTGGGAACGGTTTATGATTATAGTTTTTACTCTTAACATAGATATCATTTCTTGATAGTCTATAAATTAAACTAGTATCCTGCGGATTAATTTCGTTAACTAATTCAATTTGCTGTGGTTCTTGTCTATATTTTGTTTCATCTAAAATAACATCAAATTGATCATCGCCCTCAGTTGCACCATAACGTCCGACACGTACTGCCCATTCTTCAAAAAATTCTAAACTATCTTTGTTAGCACTTCCTAACTTATCAAACAATTTAGTAAGAACATTTTTTGTTCCTTTATCTTGTATAGCACCTTGAAAGAATTTATATTGACTTACTTCGTCATTAATAATATTTTCAAGATATTTACGTTTTTGATATCCTGTTGCATGTTGAGCTAACTTCTGTTGCTCTATATCAAAGTTATCTGAATCTAGGTCATAAAAGTCTGCAAACTGTTTTGCTTTATAATCAAAGTTAGGTAACATCTGTTGCTCAGGCTTTTCATTAAGTCTTAAAAACTTTTTATCTTGAAAAATACTAGATCCGGTAACGTTAGATTTAGCAACATAAAAATATTGTTTATGCTTTACTAATGCACCTATACTATAATCTTGCCAAGCAATCCACTCTGTTGGTTTTGCATCGTCGAAAATAAATCCTGGAATGTTATATGATCCGTTCCATTCGTCTGAACGATATCCTTTTACTTTAATTCTTTCTTGCCTATAACCCTGGGCTCTATTATAAATTACATCGCCGAATACAGTTTTATTATCAATAATAATTGCATGTTCGTGTTGTATTAACGGCATTTTGAGATGGAATATTCCATCTTCAGTATTCTTAACAAATATACCAAAATCGTTTGTATTATCTCTTTCAGTTGTTGCAAAATCTGCAAGCAAACGTTTTCCATCAGCTTTAAGTAAACTATAATCATAAAAGTTATCATATATGTCGTCAATAACAGAATATTCTTGCGAAAATGTAATTTCTCTTGCACTTGGACTAACTGTTAAAATTGTACCAGCTTCCCAATTCTGTGTAGTCCAGAATAAAAATTCTTTTGCACTTAATCTCCAGTTTTCAATTTCTTCAATGTCTTTGTTAAAATTTTCAAAACTAAATCCTACTGAAGTAAGATACTTTTGGTAGCCCATCATAAGATCAACTACATCTTGTTTTTCTCTAAACAATGTACCGTACGGAAGTTCTGCAAGTGATGCATTGTGGTTGGTAGAAATATATGCTGATGCTCCGCCTTCTTCAGGAAGCTCTGCTAGTTTTTGAAAGTTATCTTGAATAAACCCGTCGCCTGATGTATGTGATATCTTAACTCTGTAATAATTATCAGACAATTCAACAATCTGTCCTGCTTCATAAGTTTTGCCTTCGGTCCAAGTTAAAAAGTTTTCACTAATTCCACCTACATTAATTACTTGATCACTATTTTTTCTTCTAACAGGATAGTATTTAAATACAGGATTGTCTTTATCGTAACCTTTTACAATATACCCTGACGGAGCAACTTCAATAATCATTCCGCTATAAGAATATACTTGTGTAGGAACACTTTTAGTTAATTGTATTTTATAGTTTTCTTCAGGAACAAAAACATTGCCTTCGTTAGTTGGTGTTCTTGAATCTAAAATTAATCTAAACTTAGACTTTTGTGTAAAGCCTCCAATTTTAGATCCTAACTTATTTTCAATAGATGTTATATTTGTTTTGTAATCAGTGAATCTAACGGTATCATTATCTGCAAGATAACCTTGCATGTAGTTAACTACTCCAGCAGTAAATACTCTATTGTCATCTGTAGCACTGTTAGGAAATTGTAACTGATTTAATTCAATACGTTTACTTGTATCTTTGTAAACTAATTGGTCTGCGCCGTTACGTACAATCCTACTTCTGTCAAACGCTAATCCAAAAAACTGTGCTGGTTGATTTAGTGCCCAAGATATCATCAAACTAAATGGATAGTGTGAACTTCTACGCCAGGCAGTTTCTACAGGTCCTTCGTCACCAAATGCAAACTCGTTAGCATTTGTAGTAGGAACATTTCCTAAAGCATAACCTGTTTCATTAGGTGGTAACAAATTACCTTCATCGTCAACTGGAATAAATTTGTAAATGTCTTCATTCTTAAATTTATTTCTATATGTAACTTTTGATCCTTCTGCACCTCTAACAATACCTTTACTAATATCTTCCCAAAGTAACAAGTTATTTCTTGTATAAGGTGATGAACCATACTCAGTATCAAACCATTCTGGTTTTTCTTTTAATCCTAATATTTCCCAAGGATGACTATGTGGTCTATCAGTATTATAAAAGTCTTTGTATATTGATCTCCAAAAACCTGTTAGTGCTAGGTTGTTAGGATCTCCAGCGGATGAATAATTATACGTAAATCCGTTGCCAGCTTTGTAAACATTGTTAGTTACGTAATCAGGTGTTCCAACAGTTTCTAACCAACTGTTAAATTCTGAAATCATTGTTTTTGAAATTTGCTTTCTTGTAAATCCTGTGTTTCTATTTTTGCTAGGAATATAATCAGCAATGTTTACAATGTTTTCATCATATGGTAACTTAAGGTTATTATAAATTCTTTTTTCAATATCTAATAAAAGATTATCTCTAAAGTCTCCAAAACATCTCCACAAACTACCATCGTGTCCTTGTAACACTGGATAAGCGTTTGGATATTCTTCGTGCAACTGACTGTCGTTAGTAGCATGATTCATTTTGCTATCTGGCATGTAAAATACTTTATTAGTACCTGCAAATATGTGTGTATGTGCTTTACCAGAGCCGCCGTTTACTGTGTCTGCTTGTTGTGCTGATAATTCATCTGTATACAAAGGATAGAACCAACCAAGTTTACCTTTGTAAGACTTTGTTGTTTTTTCGTCTCTGCCGTATACTTTCCACGGACCTGTTATATCTGTTGGTTGTGTGATATAGGTATCGTCTAATATTACTTCAGGAGTAAACTTAGGATACAATCCTAACTTAGTAGGTGTTGGCGGTACCCAGCATCCGTCTGTTGTAATGTATTCATAAACATCTAACACATCTCCGCCTGTTGGGGGATTTAATAATGTTAAAAATCCATCTGTACTAACTGTGTAGTCTTTGTTGATTAATAATTGTTTTTCATTTAGATATGCTAATACTGCTGTTTCAGATAAAGTTGTATAATCAATACCACGTGTTAAACTAAAAATAGTTTGTGATTGATCTTCAATTTCATGTCTAACCTTAGTGTCTCCACCATGTGGAATCATATCACTAAAATAAAATGGATCTTTGTTTGTATTATTTTCATGTAGTTTTGATAAAATTCTATCTACATGTACTTTGTCATATCCTTCAAACCCAAGTTCGTCTGCTGTTCTTAAAAATTCTCTTTTGAATTTAATATAAGCAAATGCAGAATATTTCATAGCTTCGATACTATTGAAATCTTTATCTGTTAAATTATATAATGCAAGGTTAACTGGACCACTATGTTGTACAAATTTTAAACCATATTTTGACCCATTTCCTAAATCACGTAAATTACTGACTCCGGGGAATACTCCTTCGAAACCTTGTACATTATCAACAATACTTTCAACGTGATCTAATACTTCACCTAAAGTAAATGTTGTAACATTTTCGTTTTGAGGATTTTTTTCAAAGTTAATTGGGAATTCGTAAAATCCAACACCTGCTCTTTTTTTAGCACTAGACTTTGTTTTTAAAACTAATTTATCGTCTTTAGTTAATTCTTCATTAAATGTTACATATGCATAATTGTTAATTCTGTTAATTACATAATCAACATTCTCACGCTTACGAACACTGTTTACATAAGCCTTAATTTCTAAATCGTTTAAATCTCCACTGTTAATATAAACATCAACAATAAAATTATTTGTTCTAGCACCAACTGTTATTTGTTTAACAACAGGCTGTGTAGATTTTGCTAGTGCTTTAGTCCAACCTGACACATTTGTAAAGGAAGTTCTACTAGTATACTTTCTTAATAATGCAGTGTCTGTGCTTACATTAAGTACATCTGCTATATCGTCATATTGATAAGTGTCTAACAATAAATTAAAATCAAAAACAATATCACCACTATTTTCAATAGTTCTATAACTTAATGGAAATCCTAGTTCTGTATCATTAGCACCTGTACCAACCTTGTAACTAAAAATTTTGTTTCCTGCGAAAGTACTAGAATCTAAAGTAGATAACTGTACACCAGTGTCGTTATATAAATCAAATAATGGTTGTTGATTAACTTTTGTTTTATCTTGTGTTTGTTTCCAAGTAATACCATCGTAATAAAATATTTTACCTTTGAAGTTATTACCTGATTTAACTAATACTGTTTCATTCTCTAATGGTGCTGTATCAGTTGTTTCTTTTAATGCAATTTGTAATGTTCCGTTTTGATTAATAAAACCTACTTCATAAATTTTTCCTGCTACAAAGCTATCTGGGTCTGCTGTAAACAACACACGCATACCGCTAACTAGTTCAACTCCATCAACAAAATAACCTACTTGTCCTTCAATATTTGAAAATACATCGTTAGTGACAGTGTCGACTAAATCAACTGCTGTTTTTGATTCAGTTCCAAATTGATAAAGTTTAATTCCTGCTTCAAATTCAATAATTGGTCTTGTTGCTCTATATGTTTGATCTAATACAACAGGTACATTGTTTATTTTAGCAACATTCTCAATTACACTTTTATGCGTCCATTTATTATAACGCGACCATTGATTTCCATCTTTAGAAGCTCTGTTAATAACAATATAATCTTTTAAAGTAGCATAAGAAGTAGCGTCATCAAACGGCAATGTAGCAAATCCTTGAGCATCAAATTCTGTAGATACATCTGACAAATAGTCAGCAGTAATAACTAAGTCACTTTCTGCAATTAAATTAATTGATTCACCAACGCCTTCAACATACCAATTGCCTTCTCCGTACTTCTCTGGTGTAATTTGTCCGTAAAACTTTACTTTCATGCCATTGGTTAATTGATAACCATTTTGCATAGTATAACTTTTCTTACCAAGTATTTCATTACCAACGTGTAACTGTGTATTGTCTCTAATATCTTTTATAATAATAAGTCCAGATGCTTCTATATCATTTCCGTTTGTGTAATATAATGTATCTGGTGATTCTAAACTAATTTTCCAAGTAATAGAACCTTGTTCAACTTTTTGTTGACTTACATCTACGTTGTATAAGTTTGAATCGTCATCTATACTGTTGCTAGTTCTAATACTAAAAGGCATATCTATACAATCAATATCAAATGTATATTCTTGTCCTCTGTAGAGTGTTAATGTAGGATTGCTTACTTTATTTTCTTCGCTAAAAATATAACTGTTGTTATCAATGTTATCTTGACGCTTTACATTGAACGTACTTTTAACTTCTCTTGCAGTTCCAAAAACTGGAATCTCGTCTGGGCCTGCTGGTAGCCAATAGTATTCTCTAAAGTTTACAAACTTATCCCAGTCAATATGAGGTTGCCATGCGTAATACTCTTGTGAATTATACAGACTGTGATCTACATTATCTGTATTTCTAATTTTAGATGCATTTACATAATCCCTGTAATCTCTATAAAAAGTTGTATTACCTAAATCGTCTGTGATTGTTGCAACAGGCTCTAATTGATAGTTTTCTCTGTCGGGCGTTACATCTGACAAATAATTATCAGAGGCTTTAAATGCTTTTGAATCTTTTCGTCCAATAAATCCGTCAACCTTTTCAATAACGCCAGGTTGCATTAACTGATCAATTGTACTACTTAGAAACTTTTTATTTGCTGTTGTTCTAAAGTACTTCGGAAGTAAATTTGCTGATTTCCTTTTTGAAGTATCACCTTCTACTGGAATTGGACTTTCATCTTGCGCCATTAGTACCCATAGCCTCCACTTGATCCTGAACCGCCCGAGCTACCTGAGCTACCTGAGCTACTTGAACTACTTGAGCTACTTGAGCTACTTGAACTCGACGTACTAGTTGTTGTGCTAGTAGTAGTTGTATTTGATGCACTTACTGTTGATAATGGTTGGCTTCTAATGCCAGCATTAGTTGTACCTGTTGAAGTAACAATTTTGCCTGATGCTTGTATTCTCGATGCTGTAATAGAATCGATAATTTCAACATCATCAACTGTTGCATCATTAACAAAGATTTCATTGTTCTCTGCTTTTACTTCGTATAAACTACCAAAGCCCTGTGTGGCTTGCTTAGGTACAAGAAGTATATTAACAACATCTGGTGCTACTTCATTCATTACGTAAGTTGCTAGTTCAGTAAAGTGGAATGAGTCTCCGAAGTCCCAATTTTGTAATGCAAAGAATCTGTTTATAGCACCAATAACATTAACTTTTATTTCGTTATTATTAACTACTTCTCCGTCATTTTTTACAATTTTAATAGTTGCTTGTAAATTTTCTTGTGCATGTACTCCAAACAAAGGTTTATAACTAACCGGATGATATATTACTTCGTCACTTATTGATTTGTATAATGCTATAGACGAACCATAGTTTTGAAATAACTCATCAGTGCTTGGTGGTAAAGGCATAACACTTGTAGCACCTGAAAGGTATCTTCTAAAGTTTGTGTCGTAAGTTTTAGTTAACATATAAATGTCAATAATATTACTTGCACTAGGATCAATTCTATTTCCTTCGTCTGCACTATGTACATATTGGAATTTAAGATTTGATCTTCCAATGTGTGCTTTGTAATCTGCTGTTACTGTAAGTATGTTGCCGATTAAAACTTTAAAGTTATTAGTATCAATAATATAAAATACTTGTCCTTCACTATATTGACTGTATGCTCCAATTTCTGTTTCTGTAGTAACAACGTTAATTGTATTACCTTGGCTATAATAATTGTATTTGCTAAATCCTTCATCTGTAGATTGTTTCTTTAAGAATATATATTTTGTAGATGGGTTAGTTAACGGAGCAACAACGTTGTCAAAAATATCCGGATCGTCTACGCTTCCGTCATCATTTAGATCAAAGAAACTTACTTCAACTTTTTTACTATTAATATATCCGTCTGTATTTCTAAACTCATTAACAATTTCCCAATTAACATCATTGTTAAAAGCATTTAACGAATCAGGCTTAGTATTAAAATTCATGATTCCAATTTTGTCTTTTACTAATTGTCCTGTTTGTGAATCGTAAATTTTATTTTGTCCATCAAAGTAAAAACTTAATTCTGTATCACTTTCAAAAACATATCTTAATCCTCTATTTGTAACAGTATACTTTTCTCCATTAGTTTCAAAAAGAACAATCCAACTTGAGTCAAGTTGATTTTTAGTTACATCACCCGTTTTACCATTACTAAACACATCTACTGTATTCAAGTTTTCATTAATAATCACTCTCCAATTACGATTAACTTGGTCGTAACGTAGTCCAAATGTTTTATATGCAAACACTTGATCAATAATTTGTGATCTAATATCAGGAGTAATGTCTTTTACTATCTTAGGTTTAACTTCTTCAAGGACACTGTTAGCAGGAAGGATTTCATTAAACACAATAGGTCCGACACCTGTAACACTATCAACACTTGTACCTGCACCATTGACACTAATAACTTTTACCCATTTATAATCACTAGCACCTTTTGCTGTTGCATCGCTTGTAAGTTCTCCATCACCAATAAAATAAAAACCTAGTGGTGATTTGAATTTAAGCAAAGCGCCGGCTTCTACATATTTTAAAGAACCACCAGTAAATGTGCCAACTTGATATGGAACATCACTAATATTTTGTAGTAAGCCTGTTGAACTATTTGTAGTTTTTGTTGACTGCTTCCATCTAGCATTTAGATCACTAACAATAATTTTAGCATAGTTACCAAAGTAAAAATTACTTATTGCTCTACTTTGTATAATAGGTAATATAGTATTTTCTATGGCGCCTTCAATATCTGTTTGTGTGTTAAAAGTAAATGATGTTTTGCTTTCATATGGTTCTCTGTATAACACACCATCTGAGCCATATAAATTTGTGCTTGAATATTTTCCAGTAGCATCTTTTAGATCAAAATATCTACTAATACCACTTGTTGTTCTATTTGTTGATTTTACTTTTATAATTTCTTGGTTGCTAGTTAGAGGAACAATATTATAATCCTCCCCAGTAATCATTCTGTTTTGTGTGTAATAAGTTTGAGGAGCATTCTGTCTAATGTCTGCAGATGATTCGCTAGTTGTAGCGTTAGTTACTGCTGTTTTAAGCTCAACTCCAATAGTCATTGTTTCAGTTGTACCTGATTGACTTACATAAGGTAACGAAAATGTAATACTAGTTAATTCGCTTGGTGCAATAGACATTAGTCTATTAGCACTAGTTCTATAATATACTCTAAACTGTCCTGCTGGTGTATTACCAAAAGTTCCATCTGCAAATACTAAACTGACTTCGTCATCTGCTCTAGTCTGTACAGCATAAAAATCTCTAATACGTTTATTCAAACTATTATAAATTGCATTGTTGCCTTCTAAAGAATCAACCTTAGACCAAATTCTATCTGGTATTCCAAGATCGTCTAAAGAATATAACCATACATCTGTATCGTTGATATTTTGTGCTTCAATTGCAATTTTTTGATTTGCACTAGGACTATTAACATTGAATACATTGGACTTTAAACTTCCTTGTCTAAAATGTAAAAAATATCCTGTGTTTGCACTTCCTGAACCTCTGCCGTCTTCCCTATACAAAAATGCTAAACTTGTTCCTGGTACAGGATTTTCTTCTTTAATTACTTTTCTATCTTCGTCAATACCAGTTGACACCATTTCAAATTGTGTTGGCTGTCCGCCTACTGCTTTAGTAAAAGCAAAAACAGGAACATCTGCTCCTTCACTATTGAACCTATACTGTTGCGTTGACACGCCATTAATTACTACTGTCTTAGCTGGCTTACCTATTGTTCCATTTTGAGGTAGTGCCGCATTAAGAACACGTCTAAACTGCTCTGCCCAATTTGCGTTACTAGGATCGTTCCAAATAATTGTTTGTCCTGATAGATTACTACCGTTACTATCTACTAATGATTCTGTAGTACTTACTGTCTCAAATTTTATTAATCCATTTGCACATTGATTACGTTTAGGATTGTAGGATAGCATACGTGCTAAACGGAGAACTGATTCTCTACGTTCAGCTAATTCTAAAAAGTTTTCTCTTGCGTTTAAGTCAACTCTATAACTAATATTTTGCCCCAAGAAAGCAATCATATCAATAAGAGCGATATACTCTGATGTATCTACATAGTCGTTAAAATCTTCTGGGTAATTTTGTCTTAGATAGGTGATCATTGCCCGTCTAAGTGTGTCAAAGTCGTAACTACGGAACTCCGCATTACGGTAGCTTTGATATACTTTCTGCCAATCTTCTGCAAGTAGCAGTCTATTTTGTCTGTCGGTTGATGACATTGGTTATCCTTCTTTTAACGCTTACAGTATTTATTATAAACAATAATACTAGTAGTTAATTGTGTCACGCTAACCCAACATTCTTATCAAACTGCATTTTTAGTTGTTCACTAATATTGTAGTCTAAGTATGTTAATGTACATTCAACTTGAAGTCCGCTTTCAAATTCTGAAACTTGAACGCCTGATGCTCTTGTTCTTGGGTCATAATTAACAATATTTGTAACGTTAGCTGTAATAGCTTCTTTTAATCTTGTTGTTAATGGTTCGTATAGTGCTTCCCAGATAATACAACCAAACGTAGGATCAGATAACTTTTCTCCTTGTCTAATATGAAGATGATTAAGCAAATTCTGTTTAATCAAAGCAATGTCATACTGCTGAAAGGAGCTATTTTCAGGATTAACTGTGCTGAAACCCCTATATGTTTTTGACCTAATAGGATTTTTCTTCTCTTTCTTAGGTGTAATTTTAATTTGTTTATATAAATCTGTTGCCATATTAATATTTACCTATTCTAAGGACCAGCGAAAACTGTAGGACTTCCTGTTGCAACACTTGTGCAGTCCGTAATAGCATCACCAACTCTTCCTACGCCTTTACCATTAGCAAATACTTCTGTACTACCTGTTGTAATAGGTTTTGCATGACTAGGACAAATAGGAGCTGGTAGTAAATGAGAAGTGTTGTTATCATCTTGACGAGATACTCCGGTTCCGTTAAGAAAAACATCACCACTACATTGGTCTCTTTTAGGTGTAGAACAGTGTGCTACATCAGAATCTACACTATCACCTCTACATACTGCCGGCACGTTCGATCTCCATTAATTTTTGTAATTTTCCATTCCATTGTTCTATTTCTTCGTGTTGTTCTTCAGTGTGTGGACCTTCAGGAACTTCTGGTAAAAACTCTATTACATGATCAAAGTCGTTAGGTATTGCATCATAGTCTGTATATGTTTGCAATTCATTATTTTTCATTACTACAAATTTATGCATTAAAATGGTCCATCCAATCCTGCGTTTTCATTATTTGATTGTTCCTCTGTTTGCACCGATGCTGTTCCTTCACCTGTATCAATTGCTGTTGGTGGTGTCACATCAGCCAATGGTGTTAGATCACCATTTTTAATTTGTTGCCAAAGTCCTTTACCTATTAATATTCTCTCTGGTGTCTTTTTTGAAGGGTTAGCGTAACCAACTGCATTTTGAAATTGTTTTCCTAAACTAGTAAAATTAGTATCAGTCCAAGTAATAAACCTTGCCTTTGGTCCTTTGGTCAAATAAGCAACTGCCAGTTTACAAGCAACTTTAGGATCATTTGCTAATTCTGGATTTTTGTAAATATCTACTCCAGCAAATCCTCCGTATAATTTATAATTGTCTGTACCGGTTAATTGGATTAGTCCACGTCCTCTATATCTCCAGCCATCACCAGTTTCAGGTCCGCCGTTGCCCATTCTACTACCATAAACAACACTACCTATTTCTACAGGCTTTCTATGTAACTGCTCTGACAATGCACGACCGCCTGGTTTTCTAAACATTTTAAAAGTTGCCCTTAATCCTTGGGCACTGTAATTTAAATTTTCGCTTTGAGGTTCATAATTACTTTCTGCTTTAATTTGGGCAATAGCCATAGCTAATGCTTCTCCTGCTCCTCCTTCTACTGCTCCGCTTTGCAATGCTTTAACAGGATCTAGCCCTAAGGCTTTTATAAGTTCACTTAAGAAAAATCTTTGTGACTCTCGTCTTGATACCGGTTCTAAAGGTTGTTTTCCAACTTCACCATCATCGTTGCTTTTGAATACTTTGTCTATTTCAACAACTGACGGATCTGAATCTCCTGCTCTATACACACCAGAGGTACTGTTACGTTCAGGCATGTCTGATTCTTTCTCCAACGTTGGAGATGATTGCCTTAAAGAAGGAGATGATTGAATAATACTTTCTGTAGATCCCGGAGTATGTCCTGATGGATTGTAACTTTCGTGTCCTGCCCAAGGTTCATGCAACGGAACACGTCTTGGAGTGGCCGCTTCTGCGGCTTCGCCTGCTCTTGTTGCATCTGCTGTTACTTTTAATGGGTTTCCGTCAGCATCATTAATAACTTGATTATCCTTGTCGCGTACTTCGTCAGCATCGTCTAACGAATTATTAGTTGCTGGTTTAGTAAATGTATCGCCAATTACATCTGCTGTGTCTGCTGATGTTGCTGGTATTGTACTATTCATGTGTATATGATTACCTGCTGTTTCAAGATGATTGACTCCAGATTTAATTTCTGTATTTCCTGTATTAGCATCAAATTTATTATTTAGAAAACTTCTAATTTGTGTGCTTTGATAACTAGTAAGTTTGTTTTCACCGAGTGTGTTTAAATTAAACGCACCATTTACAGTCTGCCTATAATCGCCAACTACTTTACTGTGGAAGTTTGCGTTTATAGCAATGTGTCCATCTTGGCTGACTTGTAAATTATAATCTCCAGATATAGTTGATCTTTGTGTTCCAGCAATTTGAACGTCTTCGTCGGCTCCTATTGCTTTTTGTCTAGCACCACTTACTCTAAGGTCCTGATTCACTCCAATATTTTTTGTGTCATTGTTTGCGATAATGACATCATTGTTGTTACCAACATGAACTTTTTTATCTCTACCAGTAGTCAAGTTAAAGTCTCTTCCTGACCTAATGTTGATATCTCTGTCAGCTGTTATGTTGAGGTCTGTTTCAGTTCTAATGTTTATACTATCATTAGCGTAAATATCTATCTTACCATTACCTGTAAGTTCAATCCATGCACTACCTTGTGCATTACCTATATAAATTAAATCTTCAGTATTATGTAATAATATCTGATGTCCAGTTCTAGTTTTTAGT